TGTCAGCTTGCAAATTTTTCTCCATAAGTCTTGAGATTTATAGATGCCTGGAAATATATTCCACTCTAATATCTTATAAAACTCAACATACGCTTATATGATTTTATAATTTATATTTAACTGTTAATTTCCTCCGATTCTTTTAATTTCATCCGGGTAAATAAACACGAATGATAATGCGAATATTACGATTGCTACTGCAACCGGCTGTGATGCACTGTCAAATCTCCAGAACGGCAAGTACGGTGACATACCGCCAATCAGAGCTGACAGGATTAATGCTTTTGCCATTTTTATATCCCTCCGTTTTTTTATGTGGTATACTCTCATTATGAAAGGAGGTGTTTTTATGGATAAGTTACAAATCGCTCATGATCTGGCTGTTGCTAAGTTATGCGCTGAATTACCGGGAAGCCTGGACAACTCTCATATCTGCCAGAAATACTTCAAATACCGTGCAGAATTTTCTGATCTTCTGGATTCCCACGATGAATATTACTTTCTCAATGAACTGGATAAAGAAAAAGTAAATAATTGTTCTCCATCTCGGCGCTACTTTTAATCGTTAGATTTTTCCCCTGATGTGCTCTTTGTTGTTCTGCCAATATAGAGCACATCCTCAAGGGAAAACTGAATTTTGTTATTAATTCCGTTTTCATTCCATTCGTATTCAACAATTGACTGTTTGTCGAAATTAATTTTTTCATACACCTCTGCCGGGACACGCAACGTCTCTCCGTTTTTAAACTTGATAATTGTTTCATCGGCAATCTTCATTTAGATCATCCCCTCTCTTATATTTATTCTTATGAACTCTTTTCACCTTCACCTTTTTCTTCCGCTTCTGCGTTTTGAATGAAGATTTCTTCCCAGTGAAATGCTTGAAGTCGTTCGGCTGGCTCATGTACGTGTTACCTCTTTTATAAATTCGTACAACGCCTTGTAAATTGGGGCTTCATTCGGAAGCTTACGAATCATTTCGATAATCTTATTTTTCTTTTCCTCTAACGCCATATTCTCAAATTCATCAAGTTCTTTTTTATTCATCCTGCAACCTCCTGTCCCAGAAACTTATTCACGAAATACAACTGTCCTTTTCCGCTAACTTTTGTCGTGCGTGTGATTCTGACCGAACCATCTGGATTCTGGACATTGGATTCTTTGATTTCGAATAATCCCTGCTCAACGTATTTCTGCTTCGGCATATTTCGTGAGCTTCCAGAAACCATCAGGTAACCATTGTCTCTCATCCACTGGAATAACCGCTTCTGCCCTATTTGGTATCCGTTCTGGCAGATAAGTTTTGCTAAGTCTCCGATAAGAATTGATGTATGACTTGCAGATACCGCATCTGCGAAGATTGTTTTTGGCCTATCAGCTTCGATTTTCTCCACAAGAGACTTATTTGTATCTTTCAGCTTCGCAATGGTCTGGTCTGCCATCTTCAATGCTCTAGCAAAAATTTGTTCTGGCGTGTTCCATGCTTTTTCGAGGTCTATGAAATACTGTCGGTATTGTCTGCCTTTTTCTGACCGCTGAATCATGCAAATCTGTTTTGCCATGTCTATAGAAACTTGATAATCAGAAATTTCTCTTTCTGCTCCGTTATTTACAAGTGTGGAACTTTTCACGCTTGTAAAATCGCTTCCCTCAGCGAAACCATATGTAGACATTCTTTCAAACCATCTCGAAAATCTGTCTGTAATTTCAAGCCCTGCATACAGCTCTCTGGCTGATACAGTAGGTTGTTCACTACTGTAATTAATAGGTATTAACTGTTCCGTAATATCGTCTCCTCTCTAATTACTATCTCTAATTGTTGCTTCTTCTTTCTGAGTATCACTCTCAACAGTATCAGCAACGCCATTCATGTATCCCAAAATGTAGTGTTGCTTATCTACCGGAAGCTTATTGATTCGTGTTGTTACATCTCTGATAAGCTGTCTCTTTTCTTCTGACATTTGTTCACCTCCACATCTCTTACGTTATGAACGTATAATATCACATCTATAACGCATTGTCAACGTGTTTTTAAATATTTTTACGTTGACAACGTATTTTAAAAATGTTATACTGTTACCATAAAATAAAGAAAGGAGGTGGGTAAATGGGCGAGCGGTTGAAAGAGCTGCGAAAATACTTAGGACTTTCAAGAGAAGACTTTGCAAAAAAACTCGGTTTAAAAAGCCGTGGTAAAATTGAAAATATAGAATTTGGAAGAACAGTTCCAGATGACGATTTTCTAAAATTGATCTGTACTACTTATAAGGTTTCTTATGACTGGCTTGTGAGCGGCGACGGTAACATGTTTATGGACGACGATGGCGATGCGCAGGCTATCGTAGATTCGGTAATGACCGGGGATAATGAATTTGCAAAAAAAATCCTTGTTAAATTCGCAAAGCTTAGTGAAGAGCATTGGAAACAGCTTGAAGAAATTTTGACCGAATTAGAAAGCAACTAATAAAAAGGACTGGGGTAAAAATCCCAGTCTTTTTTTGCGTTTTAACTATACTATCAGTCCTTTGTGTATTATAATATATAAAAAATCACCAAGGAGGACTTAAATGAGAAAAAGAAAAACTATCGACAAAATTACCAGAAAAATAAAATGCCCGGCAATCACTTGTCGGAGTGCCAATGTACAGATAATTAGCAGGGGTTTCTTTTCTACTAAATATCAATGCAAAAAATGCGGGCGCGTTTTTAAGGGATAGTCCAAAAGCCAAATATATATTGGTGGGGTAACATCTTTACGGAGTATAAGAAAACTAAAGTAGAGGATTCGGAATTTGGAGAAGAAATGGGAACTGCCATTGCGGACAAAATCAATGAAATGATAGGATCAAAATATGATAGTTCTAAGTTCGAATATTATTTTTCGGCTTCTCCAGATGATTTAAAAACAGAATAACAAATTTGCCCCTGTAAACGCAGGGGCTTTTATTTTTACTTTTCTTTTAAATACAAATATTCTAACAGTTTATATACCCGTTTTAATGTTTCTTCTGTTTTAACCTTTTCTAATAAAGCCATTATTTTCTCTTTATAATCCATAAATATCCCTCCCTGTCACAACTACCACCTACACTACAGTATATGTCCGGCCGTGGGAAATAGAACCGAACATTAGTTCGTTTTCATCATTATACCACCGATATTCCCTCTTGGCAACTGCCAAATATATACATGGACTTTTGTTATTTCGTAGGCGAACTTCGCAATTTCAAAGAAAATTGTGCTTTCGTGAATATAGCATCCGACATTGCAAATTTCCTTGATCTCGCTCAGCTCCTGCATCTGGGCGGAACAAATTTGTTCCGTAGCTTCCTTTGTAATCTGCGCATCTCTGCGGTGGCGTTCTGCTATATCATGTGACGGTATATGCACCGCACAGAATATTTCGCAAAATATCAGGATGAGTACGACTATCCTGTATCTGTTCTTCTCCATTACTACCAACTCTTTCTAAAAATATATCACGCATTATAGCACACACTTGTGTAATTTTTCTGGGAAGTGCAAAATCAGGGAGTTTTTCTGCAAAAATAATCTACTTTTTTGATATTTTACTATGCATAGTTTGCATGAGGTGGTATAATATTGTAAAATTTTAACAAGGGAGGGGATTGTATGAGCAAGGGCGAAAAGAAAAAGGATTCAACCCTGAGTGTCATCTCCTGTATTCTGGCAGGTGTGGCATTCATTCTTCCGTTGCCAATTATCCTGTCGTTTTCTCTGGCTCTGGCAGGAGCAATTGTAGGATTAGTAGATATTGGCACAAAGAAAGAGAAATATAGGCATATTGGCTCATGGTTCGGAATTATTGTCGGAATCATTGAAGTAGTTTTTATTGCAGTGCAGTATATGAGATTTCTTTAGCAGAAAAGAGGGTTTTATGAAAAAGAGAGTTTGTGGAATTATAACGATGTGTGCTTTTTTATGCATTTCGCCTGTCAATGCCAGTGCTACTTCCTTTGACAACATTAATGAAATGCTTAATAAGATCAATGGCGAAGATGGATTTGTCGAAGCATCTGAATGTGTGATTGACAAAAACACTAAATCCTTGCATCTAAACGTCGTTATAAGTGAGAACGTGTCAGATGATGAAGTTGGCACATTTGCTTCAAAGGTTTCCGGTGTATTGTCGGACGCATCTCAGCAGGATTGGTATGATTATGATTATGTTACTGACGATTTCTATAAAAGTGGTTATGATGGAGTAGTTCTAACAAACGTTTGGAATTTCAAAAATGATACTCTGGCTTGCTCAATTTGGGATGATTCACTGTCAATTACGCGCCTTTCAGACGGAACTAAATTAAAAGAAGCTGTTTTAAAAGATGTAGAAAGTGAAAATTCTGATTCTCAGGAAAATGATTCTCTTGATGATACCGGCAGGCTAAATCCAGGTGTTTATATTATTGGCGAAGATATTCCTGCCGGAAAGTACACCTTTTCAATAACCGACGGAGCAGGAATTATTAGCGTATATGACAGCTACGATGATTATAAGAATGATGATTACGAACATTCAGAAGAATACCATGTTGCTTCAAAAAAATATAAAGAAAATCTTGGTTCTGACTTAGAAAGCATTAATTCTTTGTATTCCAGTGAAATTGGGAATCTACCGTTAGAGAATGGAATGTGCGTAAAAATAGATACTGTTTCAGTTTTGTATTTAGCGAAATAAACAAGAGGGGCAAGCGCCCCTCTTTCTCTTTGCCTGTCGTTCTCGCAGGCAGTCTCTCTATCCACACATCCTCCCGGACACAGAAACCATATTTTGCGAATTATGTCAAACTTTAGCGCTTTACACTAACAATTTTAAGTGCTACACTTTGTTTGTGGGACAATAATACCACGAACAGGAAGAAAAATGTGTGTGCTGTCAAAATCATTGCGTATTTTGACAAAATTGAGATTACGAAAGGAGGGTGCGCATATGAGAATAGCCATATGTGACGATAATCAGCTTGAAGTTGACTTGTTTAAAGAGCACATATCGGGATTCTTGCGGCGCAAAGGAGATTACCGGTATGAAATTAGTGAGTATTCAGCAGGTTATCCGCTTGTTGAAGATGTGAAAGAGGGTAAATGGTACGATGTAATTGTACTGGATATGATTCTGGAAAATGAGAACGGTTTGGAGATTGCGAACCGGCTCCGGGATATTGGATATGATGGAAAGATTATATTCTGGACAGCCGACGATTCTCATTTGCAAGAAGCATTTGACGTCGGTGCTATGCAGTATGCGGTTAAGGGCAAGGAATACGGCAGAATATACCGGGCTATCGACGAGGTCCTGTCGCAGATGAGGGATGAAACATTGACATTCAAATTCCGCAGACAGATAAACCGACTCAAATACGATGAAATTGAGTACGTCGAGAGTCAGGCAAGAGTTTGCCATATTTTTGCGACAGATAACCGCTGTTTCGTGACTACTTGCAAGCTGAATGATCTGGAAGAAAAGCTGTCTGATAAGCGATTCTTGCGTTGTCATCAGAGCTATCTGGTGAATATGGATCACATTCAGTCGGCAGGTGATAATTTCGTCATGGATTCCGGTGACATTGTTCGGATAAGGCAAAATGGGGCAAAAGGAATTAAAGAAATGTATGAAAAGTATATAAGCTGACAGCAAAATGGCCGCCAACCCGGGAAGGAAATTGGCGGCCATTTTCATTGTCTGCACTTAAAAATAAAAGGGTTTGCAATACGAACTACTATATCGAACGCATTTATTATAGCATTATAAAGATTATATTACAACTGTCATTTAGAAATCTCTGTAATTCTGGTGAATGTCCCTTTCGGCACAAATTCAAAAACGAACCCATCATCGTTCGGATAAGGGATACGGATAAAGTACCATTTCAGCCCTGAACTGTCGGTTTCTGTGTACTTCATTACCTCTACAACTGCACCTTTTTTCAGCTTCGGAAACAGTTTTGACGGGCTGTTTTTATTGGATTTTGTATAACATTTTGTGTCTTTTTTTATCTGCGCAATGTAGGCTCTTGTGTTCTGCTTTTTGATGGTATCTGAGTCTGAAACTGGCGTTGTATTCTTTACTAAACTGTAGTTTGGAGTGCAGAATTTTGTACCCGGGAGATTACTATTGTAGTAGCTTTTTTGGCACACGCCACCGCCATTCGCGATAATTTCAGCGCCACCAGAAGTATTTCCTTCGACTGTCCAGAATTGATCTCCAGACACCTTTGTTACGATTCCGGTGTGCGCAAATTCTCCGTGTCTGTAGAAAATAACAATATCCCCTACTTTCGGATTGCTGTTCAAAGTAAACAAATCCGCCATTGTCGGGCAGTAAACATATGGCCAGTGTTTTAAAAGTTTCTTTGCTGTATCTAATCCGAATGCTTTCATCATGCACCATGAAACAAATGCAGCGCACCACGGCTCCCCCTGATAATCTGGTTTAATATCCCGCCAGTATTTTGTGTAATTATTTTCTCCCGCGTTTGCAGTCTTGCTGTCAAGTTGGCTATTGCTTGCCTTTTCGAGATAACCAACTTCATTTTTTGCGATCTGGATTAATTTGTCAATTGCGTTCATGCTTGTCTCCTCACTTTCTGGAAAATATGTTTTCAGTGCATTATAAACAAATTTCTGTCTGTCCTTATATGCTCCCACCTGGTTCCCTGTATCTGTCTGGCAGGCTGCATAGAGATTATCGAGTGTATATGATTTCTGGGTCTTTGCCAGAATCCTCGTTACTGCTCCCTGTCCGCCTTGATGTCTAAAGTTCACACACATAGCTTGCGCTCTAATGTCCGTAACACCCTGTTTAAGGGCTTCTTCTGCATAGGTGGCTAATTGTTCATCCATAAGGCTATCTTGGCATTTAATACCCAAATCGGACGAAATAAGAGCAACTATGGTATTAGCAAGCTGTGACACTCTGGAAATATTAAAACATTCCCAGTTCGCGGTCTGAACTTGTTCCAGAAGTCTTACCTTGTCTATCTTCTCCCACTGTTCCGGGTCGGCATCGTAAATTCGTTCCAGAAGTGTTTTAGCTTCGGCTGCATACCACTGCCCTGCCCCGATTGTAATTGCATGTTCTTCAGAAGAATTGGTGTAGGCTTCCGTGAAGTCCGAATAATCCTGCTGTCCGTAAACTTGTCCACCAGTTTCGACCGCATAAATAATCTTCCTGAGAACTGTTTTCTGTTCGTCTGTCATATTACGTTGCTCCTTTCTGCTAAATACGCCTTGTAATCCCCGTATTTGCCACTAAAATCAATTTTTATATACCATTCGAGGATTTTATCGAATTGCACATAAAATCGTTATATGAGCCAAATACGGGGTTACTGATAAAAATGGTTTGCCTTGGGCTGAAACGAATTGAGAATGTCAGTGTCAAATTAGCCTAATTTGACGATTAATATATATCTCGTATATATATTAATTATATTCTTATTCTATTTCTTATTTTTATTCTATTGCGTTACATTGCGTTACAGGTAACGTTATTGTAACGTTACATTGATATATTATGTAAACGAAAATCGCCTGTTGACAGAAAACTTTCATCTGATTTTTTATAATTTCTAAGATGATTGATTTATTCTGAAAACAAGCAAAATTTACGTTTACAAATTATTCATTTTTTATTTTTAATATATTTACATTTTAGTACGGTCAGGACTGAGATTTTGAGGCTATTTCGGTGAATAAGGACTTATTTTGATTTTAAAGAAAAATGCGCTCTTATTTGCGATTCTGGGGTTCTTATTTGCAAAAATTAACATTAAAATAAGCAAAAAGAGCCGATGGATTGAGTCCATTTTGGCTTGACTCGTTCCGCTCGGCTCTGGATTCTTTTAAGAATCAGATGCAAATTTTTACGGATTTATTATAGCATATTTGGGGCGATTTTACAATGGAATTTAGTGCTTTTAAGAACGCAAATATTCTTTCATGGCAGTAAGATTTTCCGCTAAATATGCTCCGTTTGTAACACCTGTTTCTTTTGCTCGTTGCGCCCATTCATCACCGTATATAGGTCCCCATGAACCATGCCCATCATCCCATGTCATCCAATCATATATTCCATCAATAGAATATATATTGTCACTGTCTATTATCAATGTGTTCTTATTTTGCTGGCTGACAGGTAATGGTGAATCCTGTATGTTAATTTGCGAACTATGCACATATTGTCCTTTGTAGGCATGATATTCAGCTATATATAAACGTTTATTAGGGTCTACTTCTTTCACTTTGCATCCCACGTTGAAAAGCCTATAATAAACAGACTTTCCACTAGAATCTGTTTCCTTTTTATCATAATAAGTGAACGCAACTTTTTCTATTTCGTCAGGTTTATAATATTGCAAAGTGATATAGTCTTCCATATACGGAAAATAAAATCCTACTTCGTCGTACTTAAAATATGGGTTAGAACCAGTGCTTAACCCTGATGTATGGTCATACGCAAGTTTCATATATAGGCTTTTGTCAAAAAGCCCTTTCTTTACTTTTTTCCACAATAGTGTATCGCCACCATATATAGCATTTGTGTCAGTGCCTGAAATAGGGAAATCTGTAATCTCCTGCCCGTTTGCAAATGCCCGATATTTCATTCAATCAGTCCTCCTCGTAAGTGAAATACAACGTATCTGCTCGGTCAGTTCCTGCGGCTACAAGAGCGTCGTAATCAGCTTTTTTTATTCGCTTTACGCACCTCAATTGTGCCTTTTTTAATTGCCCGGAAGTACTACTAGAACCGCCAGAACCGTCCGTAAAATCATCAATCATTGCCGGCGAAAATTCAGAATCCGAACCGTCCGTAAATTCCGCATAACTGATTGTCGGCATTTCAGAACGAGTCTTGTTGACCGTTCCAGATATCTCAGGAGTGTATTTTCCTAACTGCTGGCTGTTACTATTAAACGGTGCATTGTTGGCAGAATAAGTGTCAATCATGTCTATAGCGCCAATTTTGAGCGTCCTGCTCATGATGTATGAATGAACGTACCATTGCAGTTCTGTAGGCTCCTGATCGTCGTGCTGAATCTGCTTTTTATAGTAGAGTTCAACTGCCTGTCCAACCATATTCAGTGGATTTCCCTGAACCTCGGCGGTATATCCCTGCGCACGATAATATTTCCGTAAATCTTGGTCTACGAATACGCCATAGCAAATCTTCATAATTGGTTCAACCCTTGAAATACCACCATATTCGTCAGCATCCCAGACATAATTCAGCCAGTCTTCATTTCCTACAAAGAAGCTGTTTCTGTTGTAATAAACGTTGTTATCATACGCTTCTTGTGCTGTATAGTCGCCTTGTGTAAAGCCAAAGGCTCTATTCGGGTCAGGATCACAAAATATAACATTCGGGAACCAGATTCTGCCCTCTTTTGCGGTAAAACTTTTGAATGTATCGAGATGGATTTCCTCGTTGTTATAGTACTTATAAATATTCTGATTACTGGTGGTTTGCCCGTATCTGTAACTGTTCTGGCGAAGTTTCAGATACTCAAACTTGCCGTCCCTGTTCATCCATCCAAAACGGTCATTCTGCAAGCATAAATCTTTCAGAATATTTACTACGTTCATTTCGCTTGAGTTATTCGTATCAGGCACATAAGTGTCGTCCCAATGCAGCTTTGTACTGACCTGTTCGAGTCCTAAAAATTCAAATAATTTATCTCTAAATTGCTTTTGAGTCAGCTTTTTCTTCTTATCAGTCGTCTGGTTCTTGTACCACCTTGCAATGTCAGTATTTCGTAATTTATACAGATAATCGTATGCGATAAAATTACGTGTCAGGGAGTTTGCTTTCCGCTCCGCACTGTCGATTTCACCTGTGAAAATTTTGATTTTTGTTCCTTTTCTTTCAATATAAACTTCGATTTTTCCAGATGGATAAAATTCTTCCGAAGTACCATTAAACTGATCGTGATGAGCCTGAAATGTTATCTGATTGCAGACACAACCGCCAAAAATAAAATAGCTTTCAGAGCAAATAGACTCCTGCAAAGTGAGTGTATTCTGGTCGATATTTTCATTTGTAAGGTCAGCAAATTCGCCATTAATCCAGTGTACTGTTACTTTTATTGGCTCGGTTTTTTCTTCTTCGATTTCACCAGAACCACCGCCAGAGCCGCCACTTGAACTGTCGTCAAATGGGTTTTTACCATCGTTTGTTACTTTAATTTGAAAGCTATCAGAGCCGATAAATTTGGAAATTCCGTTGACCGTAACATTATAAGAAACCGTGATAGTCTTGGAGCCTGCGGTGGAACTATCGAAGCCAGATATGTCATAATCTGTAATTTCTTTCTCGGTTCCATCCTGCCTTACTTCTGCAACAGTCAGCCCGAACGGGTCAAATGATTCTCCGATTTTGTAGTAAACTTTTGACGGATAACTTGTAATTCGGATTCCGGCAGTATCTCCCACGACTTCTACGGTGAATGTTGCTGTGAATGTCTGATATGTGACAGTGATGGTCTTTTCGCCTGTCTCAGAGCTGTCCAGTTCGGATACTGTATATCCGTCTGCCAGAACCTCTTTTGAGCCATCTGTCCAGACTGTCGAAACAACTAATCCTGTCGTATCTAAAGTTTCGTTTTTACGGTATTCCAATTTATTTGGAAGAGTTGTAATCTCTATCTTTGATATTGCAATAACCTCAATATCAAACGCAGCAGTTTGCTCATCATAAGTGATTGTTACGGTTTTTGTCCCTGCGCTTGACATGTCTGGATAGGAAATCGTATAGTCCGAAATCTCTGCTGATGTTCCATTATTGTATGCGGCTTTTACAACTAATCCAGAGCCATTAAAGTATTCATCTTTTTTATATTTAAGCTTTGATGGTAACGAAATTATTTCGATTTTCGTTGCCTTAATAAGCCAGTCTACAGTTGCATTTGTAGCCGCCCACGGCGAACCAGAAATAGTGTTTTTTACTTTATTAATCCTGATATTGACACCACTTGTGCCAGAAAAACCGCCGCCTCCAATTGTTTTAACATTCTTCCCAATATATACAGTTTTTAGTTTTGAACATCCGTTAAATATTACATTTTCAAGTTCTTCTATTAACAAATCGTCTGAGATTGTAAATGTTTCAAATCCGCAACTAGAAAAGCAATTGTTTGGGATCTTCTTTATATTTTTGGATAATGTGATCGAATCTAGAGAAGAACAGCCGGAAAATGCCGTTTGTTCTAATGTTTCAACACTGTCTGGGAGAACAACGTTATTAAGTGATGAACAACTGCCAAAACATCCGTTTGGAATACTTGTAATTCCATCACCTATAGAAACACTCACCAGATTCGAACAGCTTCGGAACTGACCACTGCCACTCCACTTTACGCTTCCACCTAAGGCTACGGTTTCAATAATGTCTTTCCCTGAAAAAGCACTATAATCTATAGTTCCGCCACGGATAGTCATATTTTTAGCTGACATACCAGCTATTCCAGTACCGCCTTGTGCAAAAACTACAGATTCACTACCCATGACAAGAGTTTCAAGTACAGAATTGTAAAAGCTATATGTCATATTTGTAAGCGTTGACGGAAGAACCAAATTTTTAACTAAGGGACAATTATTGAATGCTTGACCGGATATTGTTTCAAGGCCTTCGTTAAAAGTAATTTCCTGCAAATTTGAAAGGTTGTAAAAGGAAGAACTCCCTATTTTTTTCAATGATTTCGGAAAAACAAGAGTCGTTATCTTACTGTTGCCAGCAAAGTTTCCATTTCCAATCTCAGTCAATGTATTTGAAAATGAAATACTTTCAAGATTACTATTATTGTAAAAGACACCATTTGGTATTTTTGTAATTCCATTTCCAATATTTAATATTTTTATTCTTTGATTTAAACTAGATGGCGTATTCTGAAGCTGATAATATGGTAAAAATTCGCCAGTTCCCGTTATATTCATAACCCCTGTGCCGAGGACAAACGTAATAGTTACATCATCCAAGTTTGGCGTTCCTGCTTGAGCCGAATACGAATCAAGTACAGCCACAGGAATTTCTGTAGTTACACCGAAATAATTTACAATGGCAGATTTTTGGCCAGCTGTTGATGTATCTGCTTGTGTAATTGTGTATCCGCTTTCTACACGTTCATCTGTAATTCCGTCGTATGTTATTTCAATGTAAGAGACAGTAATATTGCTTTCATCTCCAACAAAATATGTGCCCGCTGAATAATTTGCACTGGTTATGCGCAATGGCCGCATGATAGTAATGTCGAATACGGTTGTGAATGTTCCGTAAGAAACGGTTATTGTATTTGTTTTTGGAGAACTGCTATCAAAGTCAGAATATTCAAGCTGATCAGAGTTTAATGTAACTGTATTTCCATCACTTGTACTGGCAGATACTGTAATTCCAGCAGGGTCAAATTCTCCGTTGATATGATACTCTGTTTTGGTTGGCAGAGCCGTTACCGTGATTCCTGTCAGAGATTCTTCCAAAACTGTCACTTCAAATGTAGTTGAAATAGTTCCGGCAGTTACAGTTATTGTCTTTGTACCTGCAGAATTGCTATTAAAGCCAGAGATTTCATAACTAGATATTTCTACAGTGTTTCCATCGTTTGTTGTTGTGGTCACGATCATGCCTGTTGAGTCAAATAGCTCTTTTTGGTAATAAGTTGTCTTATTCGGCAAAGTGGTTACGGATATTCCTGTAATGGACATATCTGAATACTTTTCATAAGAAACTTCCTGCGCGCTTCCAGCGTTTTTGACAAGAATGTAAATTGGAACTGTAGAGCTGGTTGTTATGTTCAACGTTGTAGTGGTTGAGCCGTCGGTGATACTTGATGTACCAATGTAGGAACTGTTTATCGGAACCTGAATAACATTAATAAATAATGTCTGTCCTTCAATCAGGAATATTTCATATTTTAATGCGCTTGTTGCCGATGTGATGGAATAATGCGTATATCCCTCAACGCGAATTTTGAGGAATTTCTTGCCAGAATCCAACACACCTTCCTGCCGATAAATGTAATAAACTGCGCCGTCCCTGCGGCAGATTTTGAGTTGTTCGGCGTTTTGCCCGAACCCGATGAAATTGTTTCCAGAAACATATATGGTACTGGCAGTCTTGCCTGCATAGGTAAACCAATCAACACCTGTGACACTGACTACATCATCATCGTGTTTCTTGTTGTTAACAACAGCAGTCATCCCGGCCGTCGTATTCAATAAACTGTCAAAAGATACTGTATTTGCCATAATCATCCTCCCGTCTATAAAATAAAAGAGCACATGAGCTGTGACACCCATGCACTCTGGTTGTTAGTATTCGATCAGTGCGAACCGCATCTTGTTGTAAAGAATGTTTTTTGTCTCTTCGTCCACATTGATAATTTTGTAATCCACATTGGGCATATAAAAAACACCTGTTTTGTAGGTGTTTTCTTCGTCGTCCCAGTATGTAACTTTGTATTTCCGCTGTGCTCTGTTGACCAAGCCAGAAGCAAATGTAGACTGCAAATCAATCTTCTCTGCCAGATAAAGCGGTCTGGTATTAAAATCAATCTTTGTCTTAAAATTCGGGCTTGTGTCCCTGTGCAAGAGATTATTCAAGTCCCTGTATGCTTCTACTTCTGTTCTCTGGTTTGGAGTTGCAGTGTAATCATCGTAGGCGAGGTATTTGTTTGGAACAATTTTGCTTCCATACTTCAAGAGCCATCCCTCAAAACTGCTACCTGCAATAAAATCACTCATTTACCTCACCTACCTTTCAAATAATCCGAATCCATTGCGGTTTCTGAACTGTTCGTTTTCCTCTTGCAAATATCCGACTAAGTGACCATCCGCATAAATTGCCATGCCTTTGACAGCTTCCCGGATAACCTGTGCGATATTCTGATTGTTGTCGAATGTGTTGTTACTGATTGCAATTACTTCACGGCGAATATCGTCACCAAAAGTACCATTCGCAGATACCGGCTTCTGATACATTTTGGCAGTCGGAACAGCCTTTATATTTGCTTCCATTTGCGGGAGCTGAATACCCTGTATAGATGCGCTTATATTTCCGATTGTAGACTGTAATGCCGGAATCATGTTCTGCATACCTATCTGAAAGCCCTGCATGGTGTAGCTACCAAGTTCTTCAAATACCTGAGATGGGCTGTGAATTTTGAGAACTTTGCGGAACGTATTTGATATATTTTGTGCGATCTTTTGCACATTTGCATAAAGCTGTTGCGCCGCGCCTACAATTCCATTGTTTAAGCCAATAATAGAGTTCCAGCCGATATTATACAGGTTTCCAATGGAATTGCTGATTCTGCTTCGGATTCTTCCGAACCATGTGAACGACGCAGAAAAGCCCGGCTCTAATCCGTTTCGGAATCCTTGACCGCAGTATTCTGCAAGCTGTTTGAACCATCTGGACGGAGAATGGGAGTCTACTGCTTCCTGCGCAGGGGCTTTTACGCTGTTATTCATTAGGTCAAGAATCGAAGTCTTTGTGGATTCTTTCTTCCCGTTAATTCCAGACTGTAATCCCTCTGCAATGTTGCTTCCAAGGGTTTTGCCGCTTGATTTCGCAGTTTCTTCTGCGTCTTTTGCAGATGATTGAATTGTTGAGTTAAGCTTTTCAGTGACTTTGCTGCCGTTCTGCTCAATCCCACTACCTACGGCAAGAATCTGATTCTTTCCGAGTTCTGTAACTAATTCAAAACCAGAATTGTTATCCAGAACGCCGTTGATTGCCCCCTGCAGAGTTGAATCCATTGTACTTTGCAGAGTACTTTCATAGTCAGAAATACCTTTTCCGAACTGCACCATCTGTCCGTTTGCTAAAGTATAGTAACCGTTATCATCCGGCTCTAATCCCTTTGCAATTTCCTGATAAATCTGTAATGCTTTCTCACCGAGAATCTGTTTTCCATTTTCCCAGATGCCACCCATTTCATCAATTGCATTTGCCGTATCTGTTACCAGAGTTGCAAAGTCAACGGTCTGGATAAGCGTCTGGAATCCTGTGAGTTGTTCTGAAATGTCCTCAAATGAAACATTATTAATCCGATCAGCCATATTTGAAAACTGATTAGATGATGTTTTTGCCGTATCTCCAAGGTCTTTGACCGGTTTGTTTACTCCTGCTATCGCATTCTCGAAATCTTCGGACGAAACTCCAAGATTATTAAGCTTAAGTTCAAGTTCAAATAATGCCTCTTCTGTGCTATATCCGTTATCTTTTAGCTCGGAAAGGAATGTTAATAAAGGATATGCTTGTTCGCCTGAAATCTGGCTTGCGTGAACCAAACCGAGAATAGCATCTTCATACTCCTGAAATACCTTTAAATCGTCCTCTGTAAGTTTATTACCGACTCCGAATATATCTTTCATCCATTCGTTGATAGCACCGGTAAAATCTCCTTTTTGATACCCAAATACGTTATCTTCCAGAAATTCTCCGAAAGTTTTATCTTCACCCCCGAATAGATTAACACTTATCCATTTTCCGAGATTGAATCCTGCTATTGCAGTTCCTAAGACAACCATACTGTCTGCGAATCCTGCTACAAGTGTAGAACCTAGCCCAGAGCCAAAGAATGCCTGCAATGCACCACTGGTTGTGGAAAGAACCGTTCCTAACCCACCGAAGATTGTTCTGAGTGCGCTGATAGAGCTAACTACATTGTATATGTTTCGAGCAAAATTAATGCTCCCTCTTATAATAAAAAACCGTGCTAGAGCTTCGCCAAGAGCTTCTATCTGTTTATCGTCAAGCTTTCCTAAGGCTTTTGCGAAAGCATCTAAGGCGCTTACTAATGCGTTAATCAGGGGGGCGCCGATATCGTTCAGCATTATATCGAAAAAGCTGATAAATCCATCTGCGAATCCCTCGGCAAATGGCTGGAATACATCCCATACATCACCGATTGTTTTTATTAACGAATCCCAATTAATATTTTTGATGAAATTCACAATTACGTCTTTAAGATTCCCGATTCTTGTCCATAACCCGTCCCAATCAACATCAATCACTCCGAATTTATCAAGTGCGGCAACAGTAAGACCAAGTCCTGCCGCTATCGAAGCATATGGATGGGCTGCTAACATGGTGATTCCTTTGCCTATCACTCCTTCTTTACCGAAAATGCCACCGAACCATGTAAGTCCTTTAAATGCTGCAAAAGCTGTCAGGAGTTGTCCGAGGAAATAGCCAATAGACTGTGCCTGTTCTGGCGAAAATGTTGCGATAAACTCTTTGAACCTGTCAACCAGATCAGGAAGTTTATTAACTCCATCTGCCGCCTTGTCAAAAAAATCATCGAAGAAATCAAGTAATCCTGTTCCGACATTCTCAGCAAATGGCTCTAATACATCCCATAACTGCACAAGGGAAGCATTGATTTTATCCCAGTTGATTTTCACAAGGAAATCATTAAAAGCATTGATAAGTCGTGGTAATCCCTTTTCCCCAAGTGTCCACTTACCAAGCGGAACTAAAAAATGATTCCAGAAATCTTTTAATGCTGTCCATGTGAAATCTCTGAGTTGTTTCAATCCATTGTCCCAGAGATTTTTCAGTGCTTTTGTGGTAGGTTCTGCGGCTTTTGCAAGTTTCTTAAATGTGTCTGTAACTTTATTTGCGAATGCCATGGCCTTATTTTCCATGGAATTGTAGGCGGCATCCCATTTCTTCTGGTATTCGTTCAAAAGTTTATCCAGTGCATCATTGAGGATTCCTGCGTCAATTGCAGATGTGTCAATTTTTGGCGCTTTAATTTTAGAATTTGCAAGGTCAGACAGAGAACTATCGTCTTTGCTCATAATTTCAAGTTCATCATAGGATGCGAGGAACTGTTTTAATTTTTTTGCGCTCTTAGTCGCATCTTTCAGATTGTTATTTGCATCTTTTGTAGCATCATCTACGTCCGAAATTCCAGAATCGTCTATGGAATCAAGTGCATTCGAGAGATTTTCACTTCCGCCACCGATAGAACCGAACATTTTTCCGATTTTGGTATCAACTCCAAGAAGCGAACCAATGTATGTCAAAAGTCTCTGGAATGCGATTACAAGACCATTGATATATGGCAACACTGCCGCAACTACAGGCATAAAGATGTTCCCTAATGCTCTGGCACAAGATACTAAGTTTGCGCGAAGTATACGTAACTGGTTGGCTGGCATATTGATTGTATTTGCCATATCCGCCCATGCGTACCGGGTGGAATCCAGTATTACTATCGTTCTAAGCATTGCCTTACTTGCCTGGTCCATATTAGAAACAGACGTTTGTATACCAAGATTTGCCGCATATTGCTGTAAGTTTGCCACACGAATGTTTGCACCATATTTGTCTACAGCACGGCTCATACCTACTAATCCAGAGGACAAGTTCTCATAAACTGTGCTAAAATCAAGATTCTTAACAGATGCAAGGTCAGCACCGATCATGGTTAATGCATTCGACAGTTTTAATGCCTGTTCAGAAGTTGTTCCCATGGAGGACGACAACTGTGCAAACTGGCCTTGATAATTCAAGAGCATGGACGGGTCCATACCGAGTGATTTACCTGATTTATTTGCGGTCAGAATTGCATTATCGGAAACATCGAACCCAGACATTTTGGATGTAAGTTCTCTAGCTCTATTACTAAATGAATTTGCATAAGCTTCCGCAGAATCATAGCCTGCCTCTGACCAAGTTTCTCCTGCTTTATCTGCTACCTGACGAAACGCTGCTTGAAAGTAGTTGTAATCTTCGAGAAAATTCATGGAACTTTCAATTGCGCTTCCAAATTTTCCAACAACAAATTTCAACGTCCAGAATTTTGCCACCAGAGACATGATGCTAGGCAAACTTTTTCTTGCCTTGCTTCCTACGTTTCCGACTGCATTGCCAAGTTTTCTGACCTTTCCTGTAGAAGCAGCCGCACCCTGCCCCAATCCTGAAAATGCACTTGCAGTAGACCTTGCTGCTCTACCGGCATTCGCCCCAGAATTTGCCAACTGAGCAATAGCCTGAGTCATTTGAATTGTACTGCTACTGATTCTAGGAGCGGTACTCATCGTCTGGAAGAATGATTTTAAGCTATTTGCCAGATCATTAAGCTGAGTTGCTGTCTTTCCAGTTTTATCCCCTGCATTTGCCAACTGAGATATTGACTGAACAAATGTATTAATTGGCTGAGAAATATTGCCTATTTCAGAGAATGAGCCTACGATTTTTTCAAGTTCTTCACCAAGTTTCGGGAGTTTTGATGTAACTGCATCAATAGAACCACCGGCATTTGCCAATCTTGCCAGTGAAGAAACAAACCGGTTCACATTGTTTGATACGTCCGGAATACTGCTAAGACCAGATAATTCGGAAATCATGTTCTGAATCTTTCCAGACACATCACCTGTGGAGTTTAATGTTTCGTTCAATCTACGGATAGAATTTACAAACGAATTTAATCCACTATCTTTCAGATTAAGACTTCCAAGCGTGCTCATGGACTGAGTGAACTGCTGTAACTGGCTGTTTACTGTCGATAAATCCAGACCGTTCAATTTTGCTTCTATATTGTTCTTGAGCTCATCCGTATTAATTGAAAGATTTACTTTTACCGGGTCATAGGTAAGCGTGGATGCCTTGTTGATGGCATTTCTAATATCTCTGGCAATCTTTTCTTCATTAATCTTTACGTCAATTGGAATCTGACCGTTTGCAGACTCCATGGCAGACGCAATGTTCCTCTGGATTGACGCACCGAGTTGCGTGCCTAACTCATTTACCGAGCTGTACACCCTGTCCGATGCCATTGCCGCATCTGAACCAGACAAAGCCTGAATTGATATTGGTTTGATGGAATCCCTGACTTTTTTAAGGTTTTCCAGAACGGTTATCAACTGATCTGCGTCGTTGATGGTATTCTTTGGAATCAATGTAGGGAACTTTTCTGATAGTTCTCCCCATGCTGAGTTAAGGTTAATTCCTTTTGTCGCATCAACTGTGATATTTCCAAGGTATTTCTGCAATAATTCCCTGAACTCGCCTTTTCCGATGTCTACTTTGAGCATATCGGAAACGTAGATTTTTTTGCCCTTGAAATAATTGTAAAAGTCCTGCCACTCTTGTTCTGCACCATCCAGATAACTTCCGAGATTGGATTTTACGACTTTCCCGCTCTGCTCAATGCTTTTTGCAATATCATCCAGAGTCTTTCCCCAGTCACCGGCTGTGAAGTTTTGTCCGTCAAATGAATTTGTAAGCTGTTGTGCCAACAAATCTATCTGTCTTTGAAGTTTGGAAGCGGCACCGCCTTTTAATTCAAATGCGCTTACAAGCTGTTTGGACAATGCAGATGCATCTATTCTGGTAGTCTCTAAAGATTTCTCAACAGAATATTTCAATTTTTCGGACATGTCCGCTGAATTAATCTCTACATTTACTTTGAGATTCTTGTTTTCAAGATTGCTCAAATTCACTTTACTGAGACGTTCGAGCTGTGCGGCCATGCTATTCAACTTACTTGTATCAATACTTTTGATAGATTGCACAGCATAACTGAGAGTACCGATAGATTTAGAAAAATTCCTCATCAAGCCTACGCTTTTGGACATTAAGCTGTCTAATCGGTCGAATTTATTGCACAAATCATTGATTGATCTTGACGCACTGGAAACGTCACTGCTGACTTGTATCGCCAAGGTATCAATCGTATTGTCCGCCATATTCTCACTCCCTTCTCAAAAAATATTTATAGTAAAAAAGAGGGGACAAAAATGTCCCCTCCCTCTAGTTTTCTACAGTTTGAGTTTCCCGATTTTAAATCGGAAAACATAATTGTCCCGTTTTTTTATTTTTTCTTATATTTCTTAGAATCTGCAGCAAGCGCATCAAAATAATTAATTGCTTTTTGCAATTCCTTTTCTTTTTTCTCTTCTTCTTCCTCTGCGGTGAGCGGGAAGATTCGGAACGGCTTTGCCGGATACTCATATGGTGCTTGACCATTTTTTCTGAACATATTGCACACGGTAGCTTTGAGAGCTTCTACAGTGTACACGCCCTGCATATGTTCGTGGAAATTCTTTCTGTCCTCAGAAAACTTATATGCTAAATCGTAGCATTCCAGCTCTCTGGGTTCAGAGTCCATAAACTCTGCTTTTGAAACTCCGTTATAAATATAGAACGGAAGTAAATCTTCCATAACATATCGGCTAAATGGTTTCTGAATTTTTTTTACTTTTTGGCTGGATTCTTGTGATCCTGTGGTGCTTTCGCTCCATTCTCCATTTCCGGATTCGGATTCTGAAGAATATCGTTTAAAAAACCCGCGTTCATAAGCTCATCGGCAAGAATGCCGAACAACTGTAAGAGTCCTCTTGATTCATCGGTTTCTTCATCTTTGTAATCATCCAGTAAATTTCCAATTTCCTGCAATGATTCTGCCGGATTGTATTTTTTAAATCCAACAAAAAGAAGCTCCCTGATTACGCAGAATAAGTCTTTAGTTCTTCCAATTCCGGAAACGTCTCCATCTGTTTCGATTTCTGCTGATTTAAAAAGCTTTGCCAAGTCCTGAACTCTTTCCATAAGATCTGTATCGCAGAACGCATTGTAACCAAATTTGATAATATAATCAGTTCCATTAATTGTTAATTTTGTCATATTATATGTCCTCCCAAATTAAAATAGAAATTCCCGCCATAGGTTTGACTCAATGGCGGGATGTTTATCAGCCCCCGAGTGGAGATGGAAAATCTTCATCAGATGGCTCAATTTTGTCTTCAATCTTGATTTCATCTGAAATTGTTACGTTTGCAGTAACTTCCCATGCTGCATTTACTTCGGCAGATGGAACGCCAAGTCTTGACGGTACAATCGGAATAAACCAAGCCTTTGTAAGGTCTGGATGATAAATTTCCAGCCAAGGTCTTTTGCCTTCTGCTTTGTTCTTGTCCCATGTTCCACAGATGTTTTCCCAAGTATCAATGAACACCTGAGACATACCAAATGTAAATCCCATAGCTCCCGATAAATCGAGAAGTCCCGGAACGGATGTTTTGTATTTTGTTGCGTTCAGAGATGTGGTGTCGATAGTATCAGGTTCCGGGTTCATATCCGGAATGGATTTTGGTTTCTGTAAATTGTAATATTTTTCTGTTGGGCGTGTGCCCGCTATAGTTTCGAATGCAATCGCGACCTTCATGCCAATGGTACTGAGGTCAATCGCTGGTGTTGCTGCCATATTCAGCTCCTTTCTGCTTTTTCAGCTATAAAATCACATTAAAAAAGAGCCTTGTCGGCTCTGACACGTAACCCTGTGCCCGGGAGATAAAAGGATCACCGTCCTTTCTATTCATCTGTGCCTGTTTTCAGTTCCGGAAGCCCTGCTACAGATGTAAGCAAGGATAAAACGCCGGAAAGAACGGACGCGGATACGACCATCTTCCAGTCAACGCTTCCAAGGACTGTTGCGGTTCCGATTGTCGCAACTGCTGTCTGAGCAATTGTCTTAACAGCTCTGATTCCCGCAGCTTTCAGCCATTGTAATTTATCTTTACTCATAGGACACTCTCCTTTCTTTTTGGTATAAAAAATAGAAGCTGTTACGCTTCCAATAATTGCCCGGTGTAAATTCTGCTGTACCGGCTTATGATTCGTTTGAAACTCTTTTCAGAGTTTGCGACTTCTTCCGGTCCGTATGTCCGGCGAAAACCCATCGAAACCATAGCCTGATGACTTTTGCTGTCGATTTCGTATGCAGTCGATAAAGATTTTGTTCCAGACGCATAGCTTTCTGTTTGGAATGAAAGAACTGTTGCGCATTCATGGCCTTCGAGACTTGTTGACTGCGTGGGATTCCCCATCATGAATAATCTGGCGTATTTCGTTTTACCAGATGCTATTGTCTGGCTTTTTTCCATGGAAAAATTGCCTTTGCCGACTGTTGGTTGAATATCTTTGCTCCACCTAGAAAATACTTCTGATACTGGGTTGTTAATCGTGTCTGGCATTTTATATCACACCGCCTGTTCTAACATATTCTGAGACTGGTATTAAGGAAATCTCTTATTTGAGAATATCCCCATCCGCAGTCAATCAAACCACTAACAAGCATTTCCTTTGACTGGACAGCTTTTAGCTCTTCTTCGGTAAGGAAATCTCTTAGATTGTCTTTAGTAGAAATTTCTTTTTCTTCTCTAAGTTGTTTTGCAGTTTTGCCAAACAATGTACGATATACCATATCTGTGTATGTCGAATATGCATGACCGTGCATTCTCTCGTTTTCTTGAGATTCTTTAAGTGCATTGGTCAACGCTTGTCTTACTGCAATGCCTTTGTCTCGTTCTCTGATTTTTCCTAAAAGAACTTTTTCCATTGCATTGAATTGGCGAATGTATCCTTCTTTGAACTTCATGGCTTTTTCGCCAGTGTATCCCATAACAAGAAGCGTAAATCCATCTCTCGTCATGCAGTACATAGGTTGTTTTTTATTCTGGATGCTTGTGTATGAGGAAAGCACGAAATTGTGCTGTCCGAATTCTTCACTGCATCCTAAATTTCTAATGTCCTGCAATACTCTTTTATGTTCTTTTTCAAAAGTTTCTGCGACATCTAGGCTTGTGACAATGCTCGTTTCTACTTTTTTGATAATCATTGTTTCTACTAACATGCTTACATTCTCCTTTTCTATGTTTTTTTGCATGAAAAAAGCACCCACCGCTCAGGTAGATGCTTTTATATGTTATAGTATATCAAAGACAGAGGTATTATTCAGTATTATCAGGTATTAACTTTCATGATGCAAACACTTCTTTTGCAATTTTTCTGATGCTCTGCATGATTTCTACGCTTGCCTTATATACCGGCATGGTGGCTTCGGTACCGTAAGAGCGTACCCATTCGCCAGAATCGGCAAAATAAACCCACGATTCATTCTTTCCATTCCCCTGTCCGTATGAACCGATTGTATATCCAAATTCTTGTCCTTTTGGATGTGGGCTGGTTCCCGCCGGAGTGTTGTAGTGAATGCCCGCCCCGAACTCAATGAATAAAAGGTCAGAGCCTTCGCACACAAGTGTTGCCTGAGAATATCCACCAAAGTTATTAATTCTGATATAGGTGTTATGGTTTTTGTCAGAATCGCCTTGTGCCAATGCTATGTTTTCATCTATGACCGGGATTCCAAGTTCTGCCAGCCTGCGGACAAACTCTTCATTCTTGCTTGCAAGTGACTTCTGATACGCTCTGAGCTGCTTTATTGTGTCCTGTATAGATTTATGCGACAGTTCCATTTTGATAGTCTTATTCGCCATCTGAGCCATCTCCTATATACTTGATGCCATATCGTGCCACATTGCCTTTCTGGGTGTCGAGAATCTTTTTCAGACGGTAATCTGGCGGTACTGTAGGCTCTCCATCTTCACCTAAGATAAGTTCTCCTGCTTCGGTCAGTTCCGGATTGCGGTCAATCCAGAATACATCGGCAGTCTGTGGATTGAAGTTGCGGTCGAAGTTTGTGATATACCTGTCATAATCCGGGATATAACCGGCTGATAATTCCTCTGGCGTTCCGGCAGTCGCAGATACGGACAGGTGATGTGGTTCTGGTTTTTGGTACGTTTTGATTGTGTCTATCCCGTCAAGTCCTTCAGTTACCCTTGACCAATACACTGTCTGTTTTTGACGTTTCAATCCTCTCATGGCGATTTCTCCCTTCAAAAAGAGTCTTTTTATTTTAATCTTATATTGCATATTTCATATGAGACACTTTTACATCTTCATCAGATACCTTTGCATAGATCATTGTCGTGTTAATGTTGACATGTCCAAGAATCTTCTGCACCTCAGTAATCGGCGTACCTCTTTGAAGCATAAGAGTCGCAAGAGTATGCCTAAATAGATGCGGTGTTAGAGGTCTGTCCAGTTCTGCCCGCTCACCGATTATTCGTACAATTCTTTCTATTGCTTCTTTCTTGAGTACTTTATGTGGATTTCTTTCACTTACAAAAAGATATTCCGACTCATCATCTCTAATTGCGAAGTATTGTTTTAAAAGTAATTTACATCGGGCATTTAGGTATGTTGTTCTATGCTTATTACCTTTCCCCAAAACAACTACTTCACCTTTGTAAAAGTCTACATCTGTTTTCTTTACACCACATACTTCTGTAACCCTAGCTCCAGTACTGTACAAAAATTCAACTAGCGCTCTTTCACGTACGGTTTCGCACGCTTGCCTGATTCTTTCCAACTCCATATCTGTCAGAGGTTGCTTTTCGATACGCTCATATTTGATGTTTTTGATAACTCTGCATGGGTTCTTGCCTATATATCCTTCGTTTGCAGCCCACTCGAAGAAAGCGTGTATGGCAGTTCGTCTACTATCAAGTGTTCGATTACTCAATCCTCTGCTCTCCTGAGCGTTATACAGATATACGCGGATGTCATTTGCAGTAATATCTTCTGCATTTTTATTGACTGTGAAAAAGAAATCATCCAGATAAAGATTGTAGAGTTCGAGCGTCTTTTTACTCAAACCCTCGATTTTCCTACTTACAATGTAAGTTTTGTAGAAATCTGGCAAATATCCAGTATACTTTACAACTGCTGTTTCTCTTTGACTAATATCAAAATCATTTACATACAACGCCAGTTTGTTTCTGACTGTTTCAAGATATTCTTCTGGAATTTCTTCATACAACTTGGTCATGAACCCATTCACGAATTTATCTCTCATAAAAAATACCCTCCTTTTGGGTTCACAAAGGGAGAGTATCATGTTATAATAATACTGTACCCTTTGTGGTGTTGGAGTTAGGTTTTTTTGATTGGTAGTCGGGAACCTAACTCCTTTTTTATTATGCTTTTTTGATTGTTATTTTCTCTTCATCATATTCGAGAATTACTTTTCTGTCTTCTTTGGTAACACCTATCATCCGAACTGCTTCTGACGGAAGTGATATTTTATAGTTGACAGATTCTTTGCCTGCGTTTCCACCAGCTTTGTTAATCATGATATTTCTTTCTACTTTTATCGGACTCACCTCCATATAATGATTATAAATTCATTATATGTCATTGGTGTCCAATAGTCAATAATTAACTTTACACTAATTAACTAAAGCCCTCTTTAGTTAATTGTTTTCCGCTTTCAACTCTTCTTTTTTATTAACGTCCATCAGCTCATTATACTGTTCCTCTGTGATTCTCCCAACTGCAAAAAACACATCAATCTTATTCTTTAAATCGTCTGTCAGTCCGTTTCTTTCTTTAAGTTTTAATAATGTTCTATATAACATAATCATACCTCCAATTCTGTAAGTGCTACTGCGTATTCGCTGTTGACATAGGCTTCTGCTGATTGTAAGTCCATATCGTAGATGTAATCTCGGTTGTCATTTAACTGCTGTTTCACATAGTTCCAACCATTAGCCATGCTTATTGGGTAATTAAATACTGTCAGTCCGTCAAGCTGTTCACTATTGACACTTATATTAGTTACTGGATAATAAGTCATTAACTGTTTGAATGCTGAGGCTTCTTCCAGAGTAATAGGAATTTCTTCTGCGACAGTCAGCACATTATATACTTCTGGATTTTTCTCACGAAGCCATTTCTTAAATTCTTCATCTGTCATACCTCTCATGTTTAATGATGCTACTTTTCCGTCATAGGCAATATAAAATTCTGAAGCTGTTACCCCATTGTAGTTGCTACTTTGAATTTTGAACATATTTGACAAACCAATTTTTGAACCATCAATACCGAGTTCAGAAATGTTTATATGCCATACCGCATTATTAAAACCGTATTTAAAATCACCTAAACGCCACTTCAATATATTTCGTATTACTTTCCCATGTTCAACATCTACATAATCAGCAATATACTGCTGTCCGTCGATTGTGACGTTACCGCCTGATTTTACAGGGATTGCATTGAGGGTGATATTGTTGAGCGTAACAGATTGAACCTTTAATCCATCTTCATTTGTTACTTTAACTGTAGGATTCACCACGCTCTTAATCTCAACTGGATTCTCTGGCGTTGGCGTTCCATCCTGTGATGATTTGCCATATATCATCATATCCATAATTTTGCCATTGTCAGAATCCGTGATGTAAATTTTGCCCTGATTACTTGCATAAAATTTAGTGATTTTGTTGGATAAATCTTCCTTTAGCGAAGCAATGTCCGTCTTGTTCTGCTCGATCTGCTGTGCCTGTTCTGTGGTGGCTCCGGGACGGACCGGATTCTTTTCAAAGTATTCCGCAACTAGTCTTTGTATTACCGCCTCTGCTTCTTCTTTTGTAAAATACAAAGACATATCAATTGGAGCGCCCATGGTGTCCCATACTACCCCATTCCACGCCACGTTCATTCCTGCTTCGCCATAGACAGATTTAGACTCGATATTGTACATATCTCCGATATCTGGATTTAACGGAAGTAAATCAGCAGTCGCAACTGTACCTCTGTATCTTACAGGGCTATTTAATTTTGCTTCCATATCGGAAATCTGGCGTTTTAATATTGCATATACTTTCTTTGCTGTTAATGCCATGCGTTTCTCCTTTACAGTTTGTACCATGTATCGGTAGGTTTGTGATATTCGTATAATTCAGAAGTATCAAGACACAACGCCGAAGAACCACTCTGTACATAATGTGGGAGCTTTGACACGTCTTTTGAAAGCCCCTCGTAATCACGAACCATACCTCTTGCGTCTGTACATACCCAACTGCCTAAATCCGGCAATTCGTCCCCGGGATTGTACTTGATTCCATCAAAAATAACTGTGTTTTCTGCTTTTGCCATCTATGCAATCATCCTTTCTGCCCCGATAGGAGCCACATATGTGAACTGGTTTCCTAAAATATCTCTGGCTGTGCCAATCACGAAACAAGAATAGTCGGCCAGAAGATTGCAACACCATTCTTCTGCATCAACCCAATACCGTTTCTTGACCATGCGGTGAAGTTCTGACAATAGACCGTAGCTAAACATTACGCAATGCCCTAACTCATGAATAAACACACGGTTCAGAATCTCTCCACGCAGGGTATTTGCGATTGAAATAATATGAGTGGAATAATCCGATACCCCGAGGGTTCTATTGCCTGTACGGTCAATTAAAACGCTGTCGTGCGGAGATACGAACTGCACTCTCCATAGGTCTCCGTTCATATAAAATTGTCTTAGCATGGTTTATCACCATCCTTTTCAAATTAAATCAAGTTCTTGGAATACTTTAAAAATCTTTGGAGATTGAATTGCAAACCAATCAACCATTTCTTCGTTCGTAGCCCATGCTCCATAAAAATTGGCAGACGAAGAATCAAGTCCACTTTCAAATAAAAAAGCATGAACAATTTCATGACGTAGAATGTTTTTCTTCCAATTTTCGTAATCTCTTAATTCACGATCATCTTTTTTGTTACACACTATAATTTCGTGTGCGGACATATCCGTGTATCCATCTCTGCCTTTTCCATTAAGTAAATCGTCGTCTTTTTCATTCCTGAAATATATTTTGTACTTGGTTCCTAAAATATTTACAGTCAAATTTTCCATAATCAATCCTCGAATTTCATTACGAATTTTCCACCACATTCACATTTTTCATGACAGTCATATACATTCCAATTAGTTGTTGATTTGTCAGCACTTGGCTTCTGTGGTTTTCCACATTTCTCACAAATCATTTTAATTTTGACTTCCGCTTTTTTTTCTTGGCATATTATGTACCTCCATAACTAAAAAGCCCCTGCTACATTCCTGTAACAAGGGCAAAATTCATTTCATGTTCAATTCATCTGCTGTATAAAACGTGTCAAGTCAGTTTTCATCTGCTGTCTGATTGATGCGTCTGCATCGTCCCACATTTCTTTCATATTGCGGATGATATCTTCTGTATACTCTTTCATGGAATCATCCATTTTTCTCTTGGATTCAGCGTCTTTGGAATCATGGTAATGTCTGCGATTCTCACTGTATCTGTCGTAGGTTTCACCATATCTGGACTGCTGACGATTCATGCCATCATTCCCCATATTCCTGTCCGAATATTCTGGGTGATATCCCATGCGGTACATATTGCGTTCAAATTCTGGATTATTCAGATATTCATTCATCCAGTCATCATCCTGTGCGTGAAGATAAGGAATATATCCCATGCGGCTTCCTCTGCCTTTTGGTGCAAATCTGCCATTGGAATAACGATATCTGTCATATCCCATGCGTCCAAGATACTTCTCTTCCTGTTCGCATTCGTCCATAGCTTCTACGATTCGATAATCTTTATCTGCGCAGATTGCGCATTTTACCGCTTCTAAGCAATCTTTCAGATCATCCCAGTCCTGAGAACTAAGATTGTCAAATCCATGTGCTTTGGCTTTTTCCATAGCCCATTTTCCCATTTCCATTGCAACTTTATGCATTACATTGCCCCCTTTCTGGCAGCCTGTGTAACAGGTGTGTCTGTCGTTGGGGCTGTACCATTAATTGCTGTTAAATTGTTACTCGGACTACAAGCTGGATTTCCTAACATCTTGAATACTCCGCCAGTTGCACTTGTAGCTACTCTGGTTGCGTACTTCGTTCTGGTTCTTATTCCGCAAGCCGTAACCTGCGCACAGCAACGATTCTCTAGCGGATACAAAGTTGTTCCTGTTCCTATCTGAATCATTACCGGGGCGGTAATTGTGGTGGCTTCTGGTATACTTTGTGCGATCACAATGCAATACTTTTCTCCATTGGAATAACTGCCTGCCGGAAGTGTAACCACAAGATTCCCACCAGTGAATGCGACAGACTGACTTATCACAAGATGGTTGCAGAGCTTACAAACATTTTTACAACTCATATTTTATACCTCTCAATCAAATAAGAGGTGAGCCGAAACCCACCTCTTAGAATTTAGTCAACCTCTAAGGGTGAGTTACTTAGCAGCAACCACTGTTGCATCCGCATCCACCGTAATAGGTATTCGGATTAGGAACAACGTATGCCGGAATAGCCGCCGGATTAATTGCATTGATTAACTGCTGAGTCTGTGAAGCCATAGCAGTTGTAAGCAATGCGGACTGACGATCCTGAGATGCAGCACGTTTCAGATCAGAGTTCTCTGCCTGTAATGTTGCAATCTTATCATTTACCATAAAGTCAAGTATTGCTCTAGCATTGCTGTTCTGGTTTTCGATAAGGTCTCTGGTGTTGTTGTTCATTGTGTTCTGGAGAGCACAGGTGTTGGTTGCCAGGTTGTAGTTGATACCCTGGATAGCTTCCCTGTTGTCACAGCAACACTGAGCTAACTGAGACTGTAATGCATTGGTGTTCTGCATATTGGCTACTGTATCAGCGTTAATTGCCTGCTGAACGCCATTGAAACCCTGAAGCATTCCAACGTTCACGCCGTTGAAGCCACTTTGCATGGTATTGTTAAGAGCATATGTGCTGTCGCAAATACCCTGCTGAATACCTCTGATACCGTTCTGAATATCATTAAGGGCAAAACTCTCGCTAATATCTGAACGGGTTGCCCATCCTTGGAATCCAGCACCATTTGTACCGTTTCCACCATTACCACCGAAGCCACCGCCCCAGCCGCCAAAGCCTCCCCATCCAAAGATAGCAAAGATCAAGACGAGCCAGATAAGTGAAAAGCCATCACCGCCCCACATATCATTGGCGCGATTATTAGAGCCTGTAGCGGCAGCAATGTCACTAAGACTGTAATTTGAACCATTCATCATGTTTTTAGTCTCCTTAAATTTTATTTACAATAGGAGACATCCGCGGCTGTCGTCCCGAATTGTAGCGATTCTTAATCACCCAATTGTGGGGAAGTGTTATAATCCAAGGAATTTCTGGATAATTCCATCTGGTGATAAGTGCTTTTCATTAAATACATTTTGCTGTATTTGATGTAACTGGTCTGTATCACCTTTTTTGTATAAATCCAACGCATTCTTTAATGTTGGATTATTTCCTGCAAATTTACTCATATCGTTCATCATGTTGTCAACACTTCCGAACCTCTGAGAAATCATTTTCTCAAATTGCTTTTTCATCATGGCGTTTGGATTGAATGTCATCTCTGCCTACCTCCGTTCTGCTTAGGTTCTGGTGTTCCCGACATCTGCGTCGGGAACATATTCTTTATTTCAGAAATCTCAGAGCAAACATCATTCCGAAGCTGATTAAACATTGCTTCAATATCAATCTGCTTTTCATCTTGCTTAGATTGCTGTTCATCTGGATTTACGAGTCGGTAAACAAAAATCCTGCTCCTTCCATCGGATTGAAGCTGTTTTCTGTAAATTTCAGTTCCGTCTGTTTTTGGATAGTAAACAGGATTGCCGGACATATCCACATCTTTAGCCTTTACAGTATCAATCCCATCCACCATCTGCCCTTGAAGCATAGGGGATTGTGGAATTGGCTGTAACTGTTGCATCTGCATTTGACCATAAGGCATTGCCTGTTGGTAATTATTCTGCAATTGTGCCAGCCTGTCCTGATACGGTTGTATTTGACCGTATGGGTTGTTTATCATTGGCTGTTGCGGATAATACGGATAACCTGCCATAATCTGTTCCTCCTGTCCGGGATTCAAGAATCATGTCCATATCATCTATGGAACGATGCTTTTCCCATATACCCTCGTAAGGGTTTATTAACATAATCATTGTGTTTTCTCCTATGATTATATTATATAGGAAGGAACTCTGTTTTTGAACGTCACTATTTCGCCACGTTTTCGCCACAATACAAAGAAAAGCCCCGACAGTACATCGGGGCAACTTTGGAAATTTTCTTCTTTATTCTTTTGTTAATTCGGTCTATGGTTCTCGGACTATACCCCATAAGTTCAGATGCTTCCCATAGTGTCTTTTCGCCATAGACCCGTAATCGAAACAGTTTTTCTTCTCTGGAATCAAAGCCTGCTTCTTTTAAATAAAATTTTCTTTCATCTTCTGAAAAGTCTGTATAATTCATATTTCCACCGTCCTCCCTTACAAGTGGAATCAAACTGGAAGAATACCGCTTAACATAAAACCGATAACTGCGCTGACAATCGCTGTAATAACGCATACAATGATTGTATCGTAACGCTTTCCCGGGACTGCCATGAGAGTCTTTATATTGTTATTCATCTCATCCACAGTTGACTTGATATGGTTCAAGTCATTCTCACTTAATGCTGTCTTTCTTTCCAGTTCTCCGATACGCTCATAAAACTCTTTACTACGATCAGATTGCTTCTCTTGCATCAGCTGAAAATTCTTTTCCAGTTCTTCTATGCGGTGTTCATTAAAACATTCATGTTCACATCCCATCGCCAGTTCCTTTCTTCACTCCCTTAACATTTGCTTTTCCCTACTGAATATAAGCAACCCAGCGGCACTCCGGGAGGACAAAAATACCGTGCCACGTGACCCAACCATCTTAGTTAAATTAAACTTCCTGCAAATGGAAAAACGCCATGATTAATATATATTTCTGTTTCGGATTCCCAGTTTCGACTTACTGAATTTTCAGAGTGCGATTCTTGGAACTCGGCTCCCTGCTTCACGAGGAAATAGAGAGCCAAATCAAATATGCAATCATAACAGTATTCCATATCGGTATTGATTTTTTCCTCTGTATATCCAGACGGATAGTTGCGTTTCTTTTTGAACGAACGAATTGCACGCTTCACAGACAAAGAAATCATGCCGTCAGTTTCCGCATCATCGGATAGATACTCTTTCAGATCATTCACAAGCTGTTCGTTCATTCAAGATCACCTACCCTTGCTGAGATAAAATTTCTGAGATAATACCAGCCTTATTTGTCGATGTCAGGGCATAGCCATTGTCACTTGCGAGCTGTTTCAGTTGAACCACTGTCATGCTTGACAGCTCGTTTTCTGTATACTTGTGTTTAACACTTGCTACAGATGGTGACTGGCTGTTCTCGTCGAGACTATGCCCGTTTATTCCCCCGCTTTGGTACCGATTACGATACCGCCATTAGCTTTTGCTGCTACTGGAACAAACATACCTGATGCTTTAGTCCAAACTGCAACTGGGTCTTGTGTAGCCCACATGGACAGTGTTACAAAGGAACGATTTTCTTCCTGAATAAACTGTCTGTATTCAAGTTCCTCTGGTGTTACGCCCCAGAGCCCAGTACCAAATGAACCGTTCGGCTCTGCTTCATACAAAGTGAATACATCCTCTTTGAAGTATCTTCCTGTTTTGAGTGAACCATCTGCTTTTCTGAATCTGAATTTCTCGTCACAACGATCAATTGTGATTCCGTATTCCTGCATAAGCAGATTTGCAAGTTCCTGTTTTGTTAAGAGACGTTTGTTTGCTGCTCCTAAGACTGCTGTCTGCATTGCAGTGTTGTTTCTCATGTAATTAATCATTTTAAGGGATGTCAGGGCTTTGTTTACCACAAAACCATTATCCTCTGCAACAGCAACCATCTTCTGGATATCACCCATGATATCTGCATCCGGTTTAGACCAATCTGACATTTCTACCTTTGCGCTGGACGGAACGCCATAATCAATGCTCATATCCACGTTGTTCTCTTTGACTTTTACGGCACCTGTAGAAAGGAATTGTCCTTTCATGACATTTGCTCTGGCAACAACGCCTTCAAACAGGTTAGCTGCATCATCAAATACAAATCTCTTTAAGTTCTCGTCATCCGGCACACCGTTTTCAATTGCCTGCTGTAATCTCTCAGACTGATTGATTTTTCTCTTAATAAAGAGCTTTTCAGTCAGAACTTTTTCGAAGCCCGGTCTTGTCCCGATTTCTGCTTCAGTATTAAGCGCATGAACAAATGCTACCTCTGGAAGTCTCTGTCCAGCCATAAGTCTGTAGTATTCAGCTTTCAGGAACTGGGTTTTGACATCCGGGAAGATGGTGTCAAGAATGCCCGGTCTTTTTACGCTGAAATCCTGAGAAAAGTTAAGTCTTTCTTCCTGTGTGATTGATTCTAAAATATTAAATGGCATCTGCTTACCTCCTTAAAATTCTGGGTCTGTAGTGGTTACAAAGACGATACCCGCTTTTTCAAGCTCTGTTTTTGCAGTGGTTTCTACTGTTACCGGAAGTCTTTTTTCAAGAACACGTCCTGCAACAATTACGGAAATCGGTCGTTTTGTATCGTCTGTCATATCGACGTCTTCAAATACAATGCCTTTAGCGCCAGTTGCGTTTGTCGGATATACAGAACCTGCCTTGATAATCTTCTTAGTTCCAACGGTTTCAGCATTTGTCTGTTCTGCTGTATAGGTTTTAAGTACCAGTCCTACCTCGGATTCGAGGATATTAGGTGTGGATTCGTACTGCTCTGTTTTCATAAAAGCCATAATCTAAATCTCCTTTTCTTAAATATTTACTGGGGCATTATCATCTGCCGGTTTATTTTCTGGACACATTTTTGCTGAGTACGCTTTTGCATATTCAGATGCTTCACTTTTCTTTTCTGGTTCTCCACCAGATTTACCGCTACCCGGATTAGGTGTGTTTTCAAGGGCTTCTTTTTCCCATGCGGCTTTTGCGGTATCAAGCGTTGATTTATTTACTTCGGAAATTTCATCAACAAAATTCTGGGCTTCTTTGAGTGCATCTTCGGCATCCATATTTGAGAATGCTTTGATTGCTCCTGCATAGGCATCTCCTTTCATTCCTGCACTTGCAAAAATAGAAGTGATTTTGCCTGTCAGAGCTTCTCTCTGGGAAGTCGCAAGTGCAGATTCAAGGTCAGAAATTCTTTTCTCGTTTGCGGCTTTTTCTTTCTGACGTTCCAGTTCTGCTTTCTCAGCATCTGTCATGTTCTGCTGTTTGAGTTCTTCCAGCTCTTTTTCCAGTGCATCTGCTTTTTCAGCTTGTTCTTTTACTTTCTGGGCTTTTGCTTTTTCCTTAGCTACATCAGAATTTGACTGATTCAGGAAAGAGGTAATCTGCTCATCGGTTGCATCTGGAAAGATCTTCTTTACATCTTCTCTTGTCATTGAAATCTCCTGTCACCAATACGCTTTTTTACGCTGTTCGCTCAGCTCAAGGTGTCTCCCATGATTACGCTATCGGGGTGCATATTTTTTTAATAAAAAAGAGACGATTTTACTCGTCTCTAAATTAACTGTATTGAATTGAACACCGGCAGTTCACAATCTCGTCTGCCGAAGCTCCTAGCGAGGTGTCTTTTGGAAATTGTAGCAAGCTATCTCCAACCGAGAACGGCTCATCAATCGGGAGTATGGTTTCTCCGACTTCGAGGTGTGTCTTTCGTTCCCTTTTGTCTCCTACGTCAATCCATTTCTTCTTTGTCTTTCCTGCTTTCACAGCTTTTGAATACTGTCTGTAATTCAGTATCGAATTAGCTTCGCATTCTGAAATAAACATTGCCCGGTCATTAGACAGGTAATAATCATCAGTAATGCTTTTGTATTCGGCAGAAAATCTTTCAAATGTTGCATCAATAATTTGTTTTGTCACGTCAAGAGCATATTGCTTGATATATGTGTCTATAAGCATATACGAAGCAATTACATCCAGATATTTGTCGTAAAATTGAGTCTGAATGTATTCTTGATCTGATTCTCCACTTTCTATGGTTGTTTCTATCAACGCTAAAATATAAAGGACAACTTCTTCCATTTGTTCAGAAAAAGCTATCCTTTCTTGCTTTTCTTTGTCTGATATTGACATTTTGCTGAAATATTCTTTATACGGTTCACTTCTGCGATTGTTGGGCCTGATAGTTAATTCATCGTATGATGAAATACTCATTCTGAAATCACATCCTTATTGAAGCCATTCAGCAAATCTTGCGCTTTCTGCAACTCTGAGTCTGGGTCTGCCAATTCCGGATAAATGGTTCCGAGATATGGCAAACTCATTTCATATACTTTTTGTGGATCACTAAATAATCCGCAAGTAATCAGCGCAATAAGCGGATGAATTTTATTTTTGAACAGATAATCAAGCGCCTGCGCTTTGACAAGCATGTTATCCGTTGGGTTTCTGGTGATTTTTACATCAAAATCTCTGGTCGAGATATTTACATCCATTGAAGTTTTTCGGATGATATTCAAAATGATTCTGGCAGATGCTTTTTCAGCTTCTTTCGTAAATGCTTCTACCAATTTTGCGTCTCGTTCTGCAAAATCCCAGCCATTCCTCAGATACACTGCATTTCCTGTGTCTCCACCGGTATTGCTCTGTCGATTCGGCATTGCTTCTACAATCAGCATATTGTTGTAAATATCATCTTTAGCAACCTGACTTTCTGACTGATTTAATTCAGCAGTCATTAAGTCAACGTCTGATTGTGTTCCGTTCCCGACGTCTTTTACAGATACAGCACCGAGTTTTATCATTTTTACAAATTCTGCTTCGTCAATCTCACAGTTTTTGAATTTCATCAGAGCTTGTACAAATTGCTCAACCCCATTCAGCCTGTCAGATTGATACTTATTGATTGCGTCATACATTGTGATCGCAATTTCAATGTCAGAAAGTCTGTCGTGATTGTTTGGATATTCAATAATAGGAATACCGCCAAAACCATTGATTCCAGATTCTGTTACCGATCCATTTTGAATTTTGAAATACTGTCTGGAAGAATAACACTGATAATACTGCTGATTGTCCTCGTCTTTTAAAATTTGAACGGAAAGCACTGGTTTGCCAGTAACGCTTGAATAAACAATATATACATCCTGTGGTGATGGGATAAATATTCTGAAAGGCGGTAAGTCTCCATCCTTTGTCCATTCATCCTCTCTCAGGATTGCTTTATATGCAGTTCCTACTGCACTCTGGTATATCCCAAGTTGAATATTTCTGGCGTCTGCATTGGCTTCGTCCAGATAATCATTAAGCCTATCAACTTGTTCGTTTGTTGTTTCACTCGCTTTTTTCTTTTTACAGACATACTGAATAGGTTCTCCGTATATCTGCCCTGCCTTGAATTTGACTGTTTCAAAGGCATGATTCTCGACAACTTTATTGTTGACCTCTGGGCGAACAAGTTTTTCACGATATAAAATTGGCTGATCGCCTTTGTAATATCTGTAAAGATAATCCATCAGGGTTCTATTCCTGTTATGGATTCCGATTGTATCAGAAAGGACCTGTGCCACGTTCTGGGGAGTAATCTGGTCTACGCCAGTATAGGCAGTTTTTCTGCCAAACTCGCCTTGGCATAGGTCAACAAAATTTGTTTTGTTTCTCCCCACTGCCTGTCCTCCTATTTTTCTGCATGAAAAAAGCACCAAGGTTTGACCTCAGTGCTTATTTTACAGCTTATATTATATAATATATGCAGGTATTATTCAGTATTATCAGGTATTAACTTTCAAAATTCTTAATGTTTTTGACGATATTCAGTGCTTTCGAATGCAATAATTTCACATGAGAATAGGAATATCCCATTTCACAGGCAATCATTTCAAGCCTTTCATCTTTTACATATCGCCTAAACAGCAGATCATACAAATCTGAATTGATATCGCTCACCTTGTCTATTGTTTCAATAATGTCTTGCTTTTTCTTTGTGTATTCAATAACCATTTTTTTGATTTCTGTTTGAATGTCAACAAGTTCGCTTACGGCATCGGTCATTTGATTGGGATTCGGAGTAGACTGAACTTTTTCACCATATGAGAACGATTTAAGCCCAAGAGCAAGACTTCTTAAATGTTCTTCTTCGTATTTTTTATTTTTAATAAGCTTGTCATATTTCTGAATTTGCCCTAAGTATTCTCTTGTTGTCATATTATCTCCTTCCCCAAAATGGATTGCGCATTGCAGTTGCTTTTCCGCCTAATGGATTCTGCACGTACTCTGCCATCATCGCCAAGCTGTCCGGGCCATCATCATGAGCTACTTTTGCCCTTGTGGTATATGTGGTCACATTTCCCATAAACATTCCGTAATCAGATTTAGGCTTGTATTGGCTCGGATGTAAAAAATAAAAATGTTTTGATATGTAATCAGAGTTTACGAGAATTTTTGTCTCTTTATTTGCTTGCGTAGGTCTTGTTTCGATATCCGCTCGGCATTTCCCTGAGATTATCTTTTGAATGTTGTGTGCAACACGATTTCCTACGTTATTTGACTCGAATCTGATTTTATGCGGATTGTGTTTTATCAAGATATCAGCAGTCTTTCTGTCCAGGATGTCATAATCTGTGGTATCATCGAAAACAACGTCCGGGATAAAAAATTTATCCCCATATTGATATGCAATAGGTAATGATTCAAAATCTGTACCTTTATCTTTTGTATCACATACTGCCCATATCGCATCTGCTTCTTTGTCTGGTATAATTGTGTATTCGTCCGTGCATCCGTCGGGAACGTCTTCTTTGCCAAAGAAAAATCTTTTTAGCTTATCTGGCGGAAGCAATAATCCTTCACGTTCTACCGGTTGTTGCTGATAAAGACAGTTATAAGAGATTTCGTCCATAGATTCTTTAGCATCGTTGAAATACTTTTCAGAGAATCCATTTACTGTGAATAAAAAATTACTTTTCCCGTTATCGTCAAGCGCCGGTACTGCTATGAACCTCGCTCTAGGGTTCCCGGCGTATAACTGCTGTAACTTTCCAATAGGGTCATGAACTGACCATCTTGTAGCTATATAAAACTCTTTACAACCCTCTAGCCTACGAGAGCGCAAGTCATTTACTACTTTTGTCCACAGGGTATCTAATCGGTTTTTGTTTAACGCTTCCTCAATACCGGATACAAGGTCATCGGCAGTAAGGAATCTATTACAACGAGTAGCACCAGTCAGAGAACCGTCAATTGATCGGAACGTCCATGTTTTAAAACGTCCATTTCTTTCAAGGTTTACTGTCGTTTCCTTTGCGTTTGTTCCCTGTATTTCGACATTTGGAAAAATCTCATGCCATGTGTACTCAACCGGATCATTGATGATTTCCAGAACTCCATCATAAAGTGAACGTGTCAGAATACTACTGTGCGCTGATGACAGGTTGAAATCATTTGGAAACCACCCGCCTACCAGAGACAGAAAGAAATCTTCAAGAGTAGATTTTCCGCAACCGGGTGGTACGCTCAGCGCAAATATATCAAGTTTATCATCCATCAAGTCTTGTAAAGAGCCGATGATATTGTGCTTCAAGAACACATTTCTTCTTGGCTGATAGAAGCGTTCTTTTAAGATCCTGTCCTTTTCCAGATACAGTAGACCACTGTCAACCTGATAGTTTCGGGCTTCGAACAGAAGATATTTGTAGTAGAGGTCTTTAAATTCTTTTGAACCTGTTTGAAGCAACTGATTAAGTGCAGCTTCTTTTCCAATATTGCTTAATCCTATGCCTTTTTCACGATAATTCGGGTATTCTTTGAAAGAATGTTTTTCATCCATTAAGTAGACAAGGGAATATAACTTATTCCACTTTGTTTCCGGGCTTAGATTACTGTTGATGATGTTATTTCCGATCATCACATACCATTCCGGCGATTCTTCAATAATTTTTTGCATAAAAATAGAGCCAGACCTCCTTTCTTCTTAGGATTTAGTCTGGCTCTCATGTGGCTCTTTGACTGTTATTCACTTGCTTTGAAGTTATATATAGGTTTGATAATATCAACTATTTCTACGGTATCTTTGATGTTATCAATAATTTCTTTCGGTGGTTTGTAAGCCATAGGACTTTCATCAATCGTAGATTTCTGAACGGATGTTGTATATATCCCATTCATAGACTTCTCAAATTCTTCTAACGATATGTTTTCTTTTGCTTTTGATCACGTCCTGCACCATGCGGGGCTGAACAATTCCAGTCCTCGTTTCCTTTCCCGAATGCGATAATGCATCCGTCTCGCATATTCATTGGGATAAGAACTTTTTCACCATGTCTAGCTGATATTGCACCTTTGCGAACAATGTTTGTATCGTGGTCAATATAATTATGAATTGTATCAAACCATGTATTTCTTTGGAGTGTCCAATTCATATTGTAAAATATAGCACTCTGTATACATCTTCTGTTTATTCTTGCAAATTCTTGGCAAATTTTCATATCATGCAGATATTGTTTTCTGTGTTCTCCTGTCAAGTAACACAATTCTTTCGGAATACCCAGTTTGTCTGGCTTCCATTTTCGTTTTAATTCGTCAATGCCATGTTGGATTTCCTTGCGTCTGCCAGAACGCTTGTATTCTTTCACCAATTTTTGTATTTCAGTTTCGAGCTTGTCTGTACCCTGCATGTCTTCTATGGCAATTTTTTGATATATTTCAGCTACTTGTTTCCCAAGATTCCGACTTCCAGTGTGAATTACAAGATAATTTACCCCTTTTGAATCAGTGTCAACTTCAATAAAATGATTTCCGCCCCCAAGCGTACCAAGGCTCCTGCGAATCCATTCGATATTTTTAAGCTGATGGAAGCAGTGAAGTTCTTCTAATTCTTCAAAATTTATGATTTCGTCACGTACATTTCTTCCTGCCGGAACATTGTTTCTTATTGCTTTGTCAAGGTTTTTTAAATCTATTGTCCCCACATCGGCAGGAATTTATGTTGTAAGCATTCCACATCCAATGTCCACACCAACAATGTTCGGAATTACTTTATCTCCGAGATCAGCAGTAAATCCAATTACACACCCTGCTCCTGCGTGAACATCTGGCATGATTCGTACTTTACATTCAGAAAATGCAGGCTGTTTTATCAATGTATAAATCTGATTTAACGCTTCTGGTTCGATGTTTTCTGTAAATATCTTCAAGTTGCTCATAATGGCACTCCTTTCTGGCTCTCTGACTGATTTATTTATTTATTCTTTTCAATAATAATTACTTGACCTTCGAAACCAAAATCAGTTGACTGGTCAAATGTATGTGTTTCAGCTGATTCGTTATCTCTCATTGGTCGAGTAAGATACCACAAATCATCGTCTTTCCATGTGATTTCTTCCAGTTTTACACCTGGTTTTAATTTTATTGTGGTTGTCCCACCCAAACTCTTTGTTGTCGATTGACATGCTGTTAATCCAAACAGCATCATTAATAATAACACAGCAAAAAATATTTTCTTCATAAACTCTCCCTTCACCTCACTGGAATTCCTAACTGTTTGTAAGTGAATACAGCAGTGTACTTCTTCCCGCATTTGTAGCAAGTTTCCGTAATAGTGCAAGTCTTTTCTTTGTCATTACATTTCGATTCTGTATCAGAACTTTTGAACTTGCATCCACCTGTCAAGAAGCATTTAATCCGTTTTTTGTTCATACATTCACCATAAACTCTTTCTTGCAGTTGCTACCCTTACATTTGTACGGCATCCGATAAATCTTTGTGGTCGGGAAAATCTTTAAGGCTTTCTTTCCACAAAACGGGCAAATCACCCATTTTGTACCATTTTCCATTTTAATTTGTGCTGAGCCGTCCCATGGTTCGGGTATATTCATATATTCAGAGAAGTCTACTCCTTCTGATTCAAGTGCTGTTTTAATGCTCATTTACCGTTGTCCTTTCTGATCAATGTCAAAATTGTCAAATAATTGTCCCCGATGTAATCTGCTTTCCATGTTTTAGAAAGATTTTCCGTTTTGTTGTATATTACGGTCGTATTCCCTGCCAGAAGCAAGCGTCTGTCTGGATAAAACCTAGTCGGGATGTTCATTCGGTGGCATTCTCCCTCGATATTGTATGTGGTGTCAAGAAAATCAATGTCCGAGCCTGAATAAATAATTCTCATCAGCTCAGTCCATGAATCTTTCTCAGATTCGCATATCGGTCAATCAGAACGTCAAGTGTTGTATGCAACTGGTTAATTGTAACGCAGTCGTCCTGGTGCTGCCTGTGATATTTTGCGATTTCTACAGATTCGTCGTAAAATGGTGTATCTGCCTTTTCGTCCACCTGTCTTTTTAACTCATTGTTATAAGCGCACATTTTATCCAGTTCAGCCTGAAGCTCGTTGATTGATTTTATTATCCTTGTCTAAAATCTCATGTTGCTTTGCTTCTCTCTCATCAGCCAACCGAACAAGTTCTTCTTTCAACTGATCTACTGTCCAACTCTTCAAATCTTCAATTCTCATGGCATCCTCCCTTAAAGCTTAGTAAATATTTCCATGTCATAGTTATTTCGAATATAATCCACGCATTCAGACAACTTTTCTTTTAAGAACGGGTCGTTTGCAATGTCTGGATGTATTGAATATAGTGTGCAACTATCTTTTTTACCGTCTTTCTGAAATTTCTTCCAGTCAAATGTCATTACGAACAACGTAATTGCTTTGAGATTTTTGGTCTTGTATCTTATGTATAGATTAAAAAATTTATTAAACATGGAAATCTCCCCTTTCAATTACGCTGTCTTTTCAAATAAATCAAGAATAAACTCCCGTCCCATCTGTGTAATCCGTCTATGGTAGATCACTTTCCCAGAGTCCAGAACTTCCTGTTTGATTTCTTCATATCCGCAATTACTATACTGTGAGAACATCACCCACGTACCATTTACCTGATACTGTATCTTTTTCTCTGCCAGAATCCGATTTAGCTGTATTGCTGATTTCAGTCCCAGTTCTTTTGCAATCTCAGTAATGGTATAGGTTTTGTTGACGTGCATCAGAATAGCATTCTTTCTCTCGGCTTCTACTCTTGCAGCACGTTCTTCTTTCAGTTTGGTCAGAAGTTCGATGCCGAAGTCTGGATTATTCAGAATATTATCAATGACATTATCCGTGGCATATATGCCATGCTTACGGATGGTTTTCAGAATCTCTTTGACTTCTTTCTTGAACTGTTTGGCAATCGGCTTTCTGGATTGCATCAGAACTTCATAGAGTCCGTTCTCGGTAAGGAACCATGTTCCATTCCCGCCGGTTCTATTTTCAAAGTAAACATTATTTACTTTGACTTTCTCATCCTCATCTACAGATTCAATCATTACTGATGGCTTGCTGTGTTCAATCCACTCCGCTACATCTTTTGCTAAGAATAGCGGTTCCTCTGCCGTTCCGTATACTCGAAACTGTTTTCCTAATACTTCCTGCTCATTCAATACTTTCAGTTCGCTCATTTTTCTCTTTTCTCCCTATGCCGCATCTGGCATTCAATCATCTTTGCTATGTTCTCACGTTCCTGTTTTATTCCATGTCCCTGACGAAACAACTCACATTCAAGGATATTTCCGCATCTGGAACACTCGTCTTTAATTTCTTTTCCTGCTATTTGCATTTCTTCTCCCTTGTTGGACGTATAATTAATCCATAATATTGTCCACGATCAAAATAATCTGTTGCTGTTTCGATACAGCGTGTTCTTAATTGTTCGTAAGCGTTTTTATAAAATTTCAAATCAGACATTATTTTGTTAATTGATTCATAATCTGGGTTCTCCCAGCATTCGCAGCCATCATTAAAGAATCTAAAGTCTGCGCAATGTTCACTGTCACCATTACAGCAGACACCTTCGCATACTGCGTGCCATTTACACGTGCAACAACATTTACATCCTTTTGTGTCCATAGCCATCTCATTAATTAAAAAAAATCCAGTGCGCCGACTTGAACGGCATAAATCTCCCAACGAGAAACACTGGAACCGAACGAAGTAAGAGAAAAATTCCAATGATTGCAGTTCATTGGAATCGGAAAGGCAGGAATCGAACCTGCGGCACATAGCTTACAATGCCATTGCTCTACCACTGAGCTACATTCCGTACCGCTTGTCACGGCCAGTTAAAAAACTGAGTTGATTTTCACCTTATATTTCATTCAACAGTGATACAATCGTATCTCTCTGAATTGATTGTATTCTCCATAGCTTCAATCGGATTATATCCAAGATTCTGTAATACCTGTTTGAATACGGTTACCGACTGACCGCTTGCAAGCTGTACGCCTTTTCTTGTGGCATCTGCATGGAACAGATCATGTCTGCTATATACATTCCAGAAGATAACGTTTGGAATAACATATCCGGATTTTTGGAATTTCTTTTCCATTTTGTCATAGAAAGACCAATTCTTATCTCCGCAGTAATCAATTTCCATATCGGAAATAACAACTATAGCTTTCGGCATTTCTTCTTGTGAAACGTTGTTCTCTTCAGCAATATCAAGTACTTTCTCAAATGCCGCTTTAAGGTTTGTATTACCGCCCCAATCTGCTTTTTCGACATTATTTATTTTCTGACGAAGCGTTTCACCCTTTAATGTAACAATCTGCGGATTACTAGAGAACGTCATAAACAGATTATGATATGCACCCGTATTTCTTTCAGCAAAATATATTGCCAGACCAATTGAGGTTGCCATTGGTCTTCCATACATTGAACCAGATACATCGGCCATAATCAGTGCGTTTGTTCCCTGTTCAATATAATCTGGAAGTGCTTTCCATTGTGCTTCAAGAACTTTATTGTTTTCTCTTCCATAAAGGATTTTCTCTACAATGTCATATGGATACAAAGTTGAAGCGTTAATTTTAACTTCTCCTTTATCGGCTTTATTGATAAATTCGCTGAATCCATCAGGATCATGTTTTACAAAGGCTCTACGATAAATCATCATTGCACGGCTTGGAACTTCTGGATATTTGATTTCAGTCCATTTACCGGCGGACATAAGGCTTTCAACGACACCGATTCGCTTTCTCATACTACGAACCATTCTTTTAAACGTAAAAACTGAATATCCAAGTTTGTGAGCAGTTAAAATTCCAAGATTTCTTGTTTTTGGGCTACTCGCATCGGCTGTCTTTATCCATTTTCCGAGTAATGAAATCGCGCTATTTCCTGTAAGAATATTTTCCCAATCTTCCTCGAACTGATTCTTCATGGCTTTCCACATATCATCTTCCAGTGGCGTTCCAACCAGTTCATAGAGATCATCATATCTTCCAAGCACTCCAATCAAATCAAGGTTTGGTCTGAGCGCTTCTGGATGATGTTCTGCCATATAACGAATAATAGTTCGGAAAGTTTTTCTTTCCCCAAGTCCACAACGAATGTCTCTTGCATAAAAAGCAATCTTTGTGGCAAAGAGTTTATCCTGTGCATACGCTTCTGAGAACAATGTAGTGATTCTATTCTCATCAGCATCTCTCAATGCGCCAATAGTTCCGAATAGATCAAGTCTTGCATCACTTGTGGTATTCAGTGCGACTGTGCCATTCTCGGTTCTTGTAAACTTACTTTCTTCTTTCATTGCATTTGCAAAATCCATGTTCTTTCTCCTTTCAGGACACGATAAAATAATTTATAGGTTATTCGCCTGAGATTTTATTTAAGAATAAGTTGCTGTAAGTGTCCCATAAATTTTCATGATGCTTTTGGGTTTCATAATTAGCAGTTATGTCCAAATGATTGCTGTAAGCATCACATAAGTGGCAAGGGATGGATTCGAACCATCGACAAATACCATTTTGAATGAAAGAATGATTGCTGTAGAAGTCACAGACATGACTTACGCTCTTTTTACTGCTCTACCAACTGAGCTACCTTGCCATATTCACCGTCTTTAACGGTCAGACATTATCTGGGCTGAATTTCACTTCTTTCGCTATAGCGTAAATCCACCTGAGACATAGACCACCTGTATACAAACAGCTTAACTCTAAGCGGATTAAGTTGCAGGAGACGGATTCGAACCGCCGTTCTCAAGGATATGGGCCTTGTGAGATTCCACTTCTCTATCCTGCGATATACGTGAACTTTCAGCATATTTGTACCGGCAGCTCACAAGCCGACTGTTTCTTACATCTTGGACAGCATCCTCATATTTTGTTTATTTTACAAAATAGTGGGAGAAGATGGAGTCGAACCACCCGAACTGTTAAGCAACAGATTTACAGTCTGCCCCGCTACCTCTACGGAATATTCTCCCATAACCCGGAAACCCCGGGTTAGCAATATGTTTATCGTGTTATGCTTTCCACTAGGCTGTTTTATGCCGTGCCAGCCCCACGGAGTTATTTCGGATTTGGATATTCATGTCATTGTGGATAACGACGAAACCTTTTATATGCCTCTTGAAAACTTCCTGTCCTCAACGTGCACCTATTGACGACAATTTAACTCAGAGACTGTGCCGAACGGGGAATTATCTTCATTGAACAGGCTGTGCCGTTACACACCTTTCATAAAAATAATCCACATACACTCATTCAGCAGTTTTTTCTGTCCATAAAACGGATAGACAGCATATGGAAGAAATGGAAACTACAGGACTCGAACCTGTGACTTGTCGGTTATGAGCCGACCGTTCTGCCAACTGAACTAAGTTTCCTAAGCAGAGGGTTATTGCAGTTCAAGAGTAACTTCCTCTGCTGTTGCGATTCTTGCCCTCGCAGTCGCAACAAAGGGTCTAAATGCTGTTCTACATAAGTAGAGTCCATCCGGGGCATTTGAAGCCCCTTTAATCATCCCCGTTGGGATAGATGGAACCAATTCGGAGGGGAACTATATCATGGCTAAACAATATAGTCCGACTGGGCTAGCGGGATTCGAACCCGCGAATACAGCAGTCAAAGTGCTGTGCCTTACCACTTGGCGATAGCCCATTATTTGTCCGGGATTTTACCCGGACTCGTGATAGAGTGATATATTTTATAAAATTTTAGAAAGCATCATGTCTATATTTGTATCGTTAAGTCCGCGCCAGTTACTTTGGGAAATTGTATTTCACTGACGCAGACCTAAGCTACTCTGGATGCCTCGACCTGTCAGATTCAAAGGCTTTCCCTAACCTGAGAACGACAGGCTTCTGCTTTTCTTGTATTTTCACCCGTTCAATCAGTATGGTGAACAGGGGAATTTGTATTGTGAACGCTAACCACATTGGGTTCTCCTCTTATTCTGCAAAAATCCAATCCTCTGCTAACATATCTGCCTGAGTTGCAAGCCATCCCATCTGTACGCCAGATGTTCCGACAAAAACAATGGCTTTATTTCCGATTGCATCGTGTTCGCAATTTATAATCTCATTATCAGCAGTCTTATATGAAATTCCAGTGGCGAGCTGAATGTACTGTTTCTTTCCGTTCCAACCTTTTCTTGCCACTTTAAGTCCGCGCTTCATGTACTTAATTGCATCCCCGAAAGAGAATGTTGCTTCACCGCCGAGTACCTGGCAGTTTGTTTCGTCCGCAATAATCCATTCATCAGACTGCATATTCATAGTTGTATATTCCACCATCTGCGTCTCACGAATATCAAGTAATTCTCCTTTTTCACCGTTATCCTGTGGGCGGCACTGAATCATAATTGTTTCTTTTTCTGCATCCCAATACCAATATCCGCCCCATGATGGAAGCTTTACCTTGGCTCCCTGTTTCATAAGTTTGAATGCTTCTGAAAATTTCATTACTTGTGTCCTCCTTTATAATCTAAAAATCACAACTGCATTAACTGCAAAACAAATTTCCATCAATATAAATACTGCCGTCGCTATTGGATTGCCTTTCTTTTCGGTTTCGTCCTGTGATATAAGAAATGCTAAAAACAATGTAAAAAATGCAATATCCAACATGACTGCTACAAATTTTGCAAGAATCATTCTTTCTGTTCCTCTCCGATCATAAAATCAAGAATCTTACCGGCAGTTTCTTCTTCTGGCTCGAATGGCAGGCCGCATGTACAGTACTTCTCAATCGCTGTTTTAAGGCTTGCTTTGAAACCATTGTAAACTTCTCCATGTGTAAGAAGTTCGTGCCTTAAAATGGTTACTGCATCGGTTAGTTTCTGTTTTGAAAGGTCAATCTTCACATCTCCATTCAGACCTTCATACGTCGTCGCGTTGTCCAAAAGAACTTCGACTTTATTTGCTTTAAATATCACGTATTCTTGAATTTTTTCCGGGTCTGGTTTTTCTCTTGTGAAAATTGCTGTTTTATCTATTACATATGCGTAATATACTGGGTCAATACTGTTCATTCTTCAAGTCCTCCATTTCCTTTACGCTGATTCCGACTATCCCTGCGCTATCTTTGCTGTCTGTAGCTTTGAAGTGTGCTTTAGGATGCTGCGGGTACATAAACTCGAACATGAGGTAATTTGCTGCATCCACGAGATATTCTGTGTTTCCGGTGGAATTATATTTCTCAATACACCGTTCCATAGACGGGAGTGCCTGCACGTTCCCGGTTTTAAAATTCTTCCTGGCAGGACCGTATTTATGATAGCTTACCTCGACTCGATTCTTACGAAGTTCATCAAAGCGTTCACTGTATTCTTTTGACATATAAAAACCTCTTTTTTATTTTTTTGAGAAAAATTGAGTCGGCGTTTTGCCTATCTCCTTCGGAAATATTGTTCCAATGCTTCTCTGGTGATCTGCGATACGCTTTTGCCGGTTCGGTTCTTTTCGGCTACGAGCTTTCGTTCTAGCTGTCCTGTGAGCCGGATTCGGATTGATTCACCTTGAGAGTTATTCTTTTTCATAGGCAGTGTCCATCTTTACTGAAAGAATTGGTTTGTCACCAGTTTTTGCAAGAAGCGTAATACCTTCGCCCTCTTTCCGAGATGATGTAGCTATCTGAATATTGGAAACACCAGTTTCGCTACAAATACTCAGTAACTGCCTGGCAATGTCCATTAGTCCAGACCGAAGATATCCATCATTGTTTACTATTTTTTCCATCTTGTACCTGCCTTTCTGATATCGCCTTATTTATTTGGCAGAGAAACGGTTAAGGCTTACCGCTTGTCGTGTTGCAATCACTATCTCTGCCGTGGGGAACTCTTTTTTTGTTTTTTTGGAATTTTTAAGCCTTGCTGTTAGAAGAGGCTTTTTTAATTTTTCGGGAACTCGGAGTACTCACTCGGCGTGTGCTGGGGCTTATATACACCCCCTCCCGGTATCCATGCCGGACGCTACCAGGGAAGCCCGCCGCCCCATGGGTTCCCGCTTCCCTGGCTTAACGCTGACCTTTAATGGCCTGCGGCAGTGGTCAAGGAAGAAATATATAGCAGATAATTGTCGGAATATTACATCTATAAGAAAAACAACAGTTTTTTATATAGATTAATGTACATATTGCACAATTTGAAGAATTATATTTGTACATATTGCACAGTTTCTACTAATTTGCCTTGTTTTCGTGCCGTTTGTCCGTGAGTCCTGTACATTTCCGGGCTATTGATACGTCCTCTTGCCTCACTCTCCTGTCAGCAAACCGCCAAACTCTTCTTTGATCTGTTCCAGGCTCTCCCGTGGTTTATCCTGCCGCTGGTTTGCCTGTACTGGTGCCGTCTCTGCCATGCCGTCAACAGCTTTACAAAGGAATATGCCACCAACGTTCCCGGAAGCTGCGCTTTTATATCGTCCGAGTGCGCATTCATCTTGCCATTTTTTAATCGTGTCGGAGCGTGAGAGGTTTAGCTTTTCACAATAGTCATCAGCTCTGCACTCTCCTTTCGCCCATGAATAAATTGTGTCTCTGTGAATGCCAATCAATAATGCGTATTCTTCTATCGTAGGCTTTTGATTATATTTATATACTAACTCTGTATAAGCTTCCCATATCTCATTAAGTACTGTTATGCTCTCAAGTATATCTCTGTTAAATCCAACATGTTTATTTATATACTTAATCATACCTGTAAATTGATTACTATTTGGCTTATGTATTTCTTCTTGGTCATACAGTGAATCAGCATATTCATCAGCATAATAATTAATCGTACTAGTGTATACTTCTATTCCCTGTTCTGTTACTATTGTATTACTCTTTTTCACTGTATCACCTCCAAAAATTGAAATAAAAAAAGACGACAAAAACACGTTCGCAGATACAATCTGGGACCTTTCTAAATCCCTTTCTTCTTTCCGATCTGCTCGGTTTTAATCGTCTTATTATTCTTATTGCCTTTCGGCTTATTCAATTGTTAATTCTGTTTTATCATACTTTTATATCACTGTCAACAGTCTATTTAATTTTATTTTTACTGATATATTACTCTTATTAACTCTATATATCTATACGGTACTGTATAGATATATAATTAATAAACTCTAGGTCTCTAGAATCTTGGAGGGGATTATATAGACAGTTATTATATATTTATACGCCTTGTAATACGGTCATTTTCTGGCATATAGCGCACAAAAAGCCAGACCTTCCGGCACCTTGCCCGGCGTGATCTGGCTGCTAAATTCTTATTCTTTTCGCGCTCTGGCTACCGCTCCCCTCCTGAGTTCCGTCGCCTGTCGTTGATTTTATTTTATCCACATCGGTTTTAAAAATCAAGTCCCAAAATAAAAAAAATTTGCTTGACAGCTTCGACGGTTTTATGATAAATGTATTTTAACAACTTCGGCGGCGGGGTTGTTCCCCTCACTCATTACGCCGCCAGAATAAGACAGCAAAAGCCCCCGGGGATTGTCTCCCAGGGGCTTATTTTGCGTCTTTCCAAAATGGTACTATTAAAATTTGTACTTATTCAGTACTATTTCAAATTTACATTCAATTACAACAGTAATTGTTGCCTAAATAATACTATAGATCAGATGAAAAAGCAAGGATTGTTTAAATTATCACAATCTGTAATTACTTTCGTTCCTCTATCTAAATATTTTACTCGAACATCATTAAATCTTCGCTTTCCCTTGCTGATCGTATAATCTTTGTGAATTGTGTAAACAGTTCCGGGCGTTTCTACTGTAGCCGGTGCATAAGCACACATATCAAGTGTCATTTCCTGTGCTGGCAAAACGTCAACAACCTGCACGTTGTCAATTCTTATCAAGTCCTCATGCCGTCCCAGACTTGGAAATGTCCGGGGATTTAAGATTTTTCTGTAAATTACGCCAACTTCTTCCTGGTTATCCGGCATAATATGCAGCCGCAGGTCCAGATCAGACACCACGCTTTCATAAATCGGTGTATTAACCCAGCCCACAAAAGAATTCCCGGATTTTACCCTGACCGGAAAACGCTGCTTAAACTCCTCTGTCTCTGATCCTGCGACAGCTCCGCCACGCCACCTCATGCAAATTTCCGGCTTGTTCATGACTCCGTTGCCGGATACAGATATCTTCATATCATGCCAGCTATCCCACTGACAAAGAAAATGGACCATCCCAGCAACTGTAGAAAAAGGCGGAAGCGGGTATATTTCGCCCCGCTTGCCATTCCATCCCGGCATTGAAAACCGGGCGGCGTCCATATGTCCTTGTATCATTACTGATCTCACTTTTCGCTCCTTGTTTTTGACTTGTTTAATTTTTTCCATCTTTCCGGGTATGCTTCGCGGAACCAGTCGAGGAAATTTCCGAATAGCGCTTTCTCTGCTTCTTTGCGTGCCGCCGCGGCGTCCTCAATGTCGTTAAATCTGCCGAGACGATAATTTTTCCCTTGAAATTCTATTTGCGCAACCCACTTTTCTCTTGCTCTATCCCAATAAACACCTTTGACCCCAGACGTATTGTTTTTTAACATTTTTCTTGGCATTATAGATAATACCGAAGTATTTTTCTCAAACCCCTCTTTTACTGTATTTTGAGCTTTTATAATATTTTCTTCCCAGCTCCTAAGTCTAGCACATCCGCATGATTGAATCTTGTAAAAACGCCCCGCAGGAACTTTAAATTCCTTCCCACAAGGGCATTGGCATAACCAATCTGAACCCTCTTTGCCAGCTCCCAGATATTTAATTGCCTTGCATCCGTATTTGTTAACTTTCCCGGCCAAATCTGCCGGTTTTAAATAGTTTTGTTCCCTGTTTACGCATCCGCACGACACATTTTTCCCGGACGCTATAGCATCATAGCGCATAGTGCATGTGTTTCCACATTTACAGCGACACACAACATATAAACGCCTATTTTTCCTATATGCGTTTATAACTTTTAATTGTCCGTGCACCTCGCCGTTAAATTCGTCCGTAAAAACAGGCGTATTTCTACAGGCTTCCGAGCAGTACTTAGCGGCGGCACTTCCGCCGCTAAACTCCTTGCCGCAGACAGAACATATTCTTTTAATCATTCTGATCCAGTTCCCTCTCTTGTACAAATCCGCACAGGATGCCATTGTACAGGTCTTCCGGTATTTCTTCCTCCATCAACGGCTGCCTTTCCTCGAGTTCGGCGTCAAGACTTGCGTCTATGTCTGCAAGTGCCTGTTCTCTGTCAAATCCCATTTTTACAGCTTTGTTTAATAAATCAATTGTTTTCTTCATCTTCTTTTCCTCCATTTTCTTAAATTTCTTCGGTGTAGGAAATTCTAAGAGTATTGTCCTCAACTTCCCAGAAATAATTTTTACTGTCATATTTTTCGAGGTTTCTAAACTCCTCGATTTCTCCACTTGTCAGTGTCATTTCTACGGTCACCGGTTCGGTTCCCATCTTCCCGGTTTTCATTGCTTCTTTCTCAATTGCTCGATCAATTTTTCTTTCTAACATCTTCTTTTTCCTCCTCCTTATGCCCGAGCATATGAAATAAAATTCTGCTCGGCGGTTTCGTCAACAAGTTCCGCCGGGATTCTCACCCAGTTCTCACCCAGAGAACTTATAAAATTCTCTTTCTGGGCTTCTGTGCCGCACAGCCAAGCTGCTGTGACTTTGGAACATCCGAAGTTTTCGGAATTGTTCCGCGCCACCTGTTTTAATTCAAATTCTTTCATTTTTCTCCTCCTAGTTAATCCCGGTAACTTTAACACGGGTTTGTAAAATATCTTCCGCAGCTTCCAGAATCTCGAAATCAACAATGTACTCCTCACCGTTCTGGTATACGGCGATTGCTCCGGACTCCAAAAGTTCCTCGCCGTCCCCGTTTCCATCCCAGAGCTGACCGAAGAAATATTCTTTACCAGCTTCAATTGTGTCCTCGGAACAGAGGACATATGACAATGTGTTTAATTTCATGTTTATTTTCTCCTTGACTTTTTCCCTGCGCTGACATATAATTTCGATATCAGCAATTTTTATTGTTGTTTCCCGGTGTTCCATGATTTCACTGGGAGTCGTCCCGATCAACGGCGGGACGTTGAGTTGAAATATGTTAAAATAAGATTGTAAGGTCTTATCAAGCGGGGCGTAACTGTTTTAGTTACGCCTTTTCGTTGCCATTCAGGTAATTGATATACCCTTGTCGAGCAGCTCCCTGCATACACTCTTCGGGAGTTTCTTCCCGGATTTCTCCAGAGTTTTCAAAATATGCAATTCGTCCGGTGCTCTTCTGTACCACTTCATTTACTGATAATGTGCAAAAACTTTCGCATTTTTCGCGAAATGCCTCAGCCCGCTCGACAAGATTAATTAATCTTTCAAGCTGAGGAATTGAAAAACATTTCAAGTCCTCGTCTGTGATGACGTCTCTAACGTACCACTGCAAGTTTTCGGCAGTTTCATTTTTCTTGTTAAGCAAATCCTCTTTTCTCATTTTGTCCTCCGTTCCGCCCCTCCCCGGGGCTGTGTGATTGGTTCAACTCATTCTTTTTAAGATTTCTTCTTTTAACAGTCTGGATTCAAAAAAATCATTATTAGTCGCATATTCATAAAGCAACTTTTCGTTTGAAAGCTTCAGCATATCGTAAACTTCTTGCTTTCTCTTTGATATTTTTTCTTGATCTTCCTGTACCCTTTTCAACCTTGCATCAACTACTTTTAATGTTTCGAGATTGTACAAATCTTCACCGTTCAAAATTCCGGATTTTATTAATTTGTACTCTACTAAATACATTTTATTTCGAATTTCGTCATAATACAAATAGTTTGATTCATCAATAACTTTTACAATTTTAAAATCAAAGTCATCATTTTTCAAAATATCTTGTTGTATTGACCTGTTATTGTGTTTTCTTCTTGCGATTTCTCCCTTGTGGACTTCCGCGCGCTTTTTTAATTGTGTAGAAGAACCTATATATTTCTTTCCGGTTCTTCTATTTGTTATTGTGTATACTCCGCATCGGTCTTTATCTGGAATATTGAATAAATCACTCATTCTGTAACCACTTCCTTTCTATGGTTACAGTATATATTATTAGTGCTTAATTGTCAATAGTTATTTGTGCTTAATTTACATTTTTTTCATTCTATCCATTTTATCAAGTTCTGCAAGAATTAATTCCCTTGCGAAAGCGTTGGTTTTTAATCCGTATGCGTTTATTCTGTCGAGTGTTCCCTGCGGTAAGATCACATTTATTCTATCCTTATTTTTCATACATTTCTTTACTGCTTCTCTATTCTTTATTGCTTTTTCTTCTACTGTTAATTCTGCCATGTTTATTCCTCCTTTATTTTTCTTCATTATAATATGCGCGTGCTTAATTGTCAACAATTTTAGTGCTTAATCATAATGCACAATTTGCCATAAATAATTAGTGCTTAATTTGTACATTATGTCAATTGCTATTAGTGCTTAATTAGTGTATTATATAACCATCAACAGAGAACAAACAACCCGGACGCAAAGCCGGGAGAACGGAGAAAAAACATGATTAAATTTTTAGACTTATTCAACACAATGCACTGTGATTTCTTTGAAATCCAGAAAGGCAGAAAAAGCGAGCTTGTAGAATGGGAAATGAGCGGGAAAATGCTTCAGACCTGCAAAAAATATTTTGATGATCGAGTAATTGATTTCTATATCACAAGATCAAACAAGAATAATGAGTTAGGGCTTGTTATTAGACTGGAGGAAATAAAAAAATGAGATATAACATCTATCTGGGCCAGATCGAAAAGGCCCACACAAAAAGAAAGCTGGTGAAGCTCCTGGACCTGATCGGGAACGACTTCACTGGGATTAACTCCCGGCAATATGAAGAATTAAGATTCTTGATTCTTTATAAAATGGCGGCATAAAAAAGAATCCGGACGAAAAGCCCGGATTCCCCCCCACAGTATAAATTGTAAATCATTAAAATATCAGCAAAAACAGAATATCACAGAAAAGGAGAAAAATCAATGTGTAAAATCATCCCTTTCCCGGTTCAGGAGTCAACCGGATTCATAAATTTAAAACAGTTCTTCGAGGTTTCCGGAACCGTAAAAACTACGGAATTTTACATGGGAACCGCTGAAGAATTAGCAAGGCAAAACAAAATAACGCAGTCCGAACTGCTGACACTTCGCAGAATCGGACGTCAAAAATTAAAGGCATCAGAGAGTCAGACAGCCGTCCCGGTTGCCGCTCCCGGGTTGTATATGTACACGCCGGAAATGGGGCAAGAAAAGCCAGAATGTCAGATCGACGCAAGTCTGAGTTATTACGGCGATCACTGGTTTTTAACAACTGAATTGAATTTAAAAGGGCGCGGGATTCGCCTTGATAAAACGGAAAACAGTATAAATTATTATATCGTCACAGAACGCGCTTTTGAGAAACTAAAAACAGAATACAGTATATCTAAAGTTAATTATTTAGATTAATCTCTCCGGCGGCGGTCAAGCCGTAGCCCCAACGCAACCGCCGGACTTCAAAAAATAGAAAAGAGAGGTAAATAATTATGGCATACGCAACAGCAAAAATCGAAGGAAACAAAATCATTTCTACATCTTTGTGGAATACGGACGTCTTTGAAATCGTGGAGAAAATCCCAAGTAACTATCTTGTTTGGAATATCGGCGAAAATATGGGAACTGATTGTTATATTCCTATTTGCCAGATGCTCCGCCCGGGAGATAAAGAAGATTTTTCAATCAATCGGGATACCTTGAAAGCCGTGCAGGTTACGCCGGAAGAATTTAAGAAATTACAGAAAGCCGCATCTTACGGCATAAGTAATTTAAAAGCCGCAGAAAAAGCATTAAAAAGCAAAAGACGCGGCTACATGTCAGATAGAAAAAGAGCGCTTGCAACTCTTACAATAGACATTTTTAAAAGAATTACAAAAAATTAAGACAGGCCGGCAAGCGTACCGGGGAGCATTTCCCCGGTGGCCTTTTAAAATAAAAATCAGGAGGATTAAAAACATGAAAAAATTAACATTAGTAGAATACGGATGCACGGGAACAGGCTACAAAAACGGCTCAGACGTGCCGAATTGTAGAGTTCGTGCAGAATTTGACACGCTGGACGGTCTGCACGTTGTTGCGGATTTTGGCGGCTACCAGAGACGCGACGCAAATAAAAAAGGGTGCCCAGTGGTGCAGCCTAACGCATTACATGTCGATGGCACATATTACGACTCTGAGGGCTGTGGGCGCTCTTATGAATATAGGATTGCGCAAAAGGGATTTGATTTTTCACGTTTCGATTTCACAAGAACCGGAATTTTGGCATTTATAAACGAGGTAACCGGGAAAAACTATACGGAAATCGAGTTTGCAAAAAGGATTTAGTTTTCAGGCGTAACGGTTCCCGCCGGGTTCGATTCCCGGCAGCGCCTTTTATAACCCGGCTCCCATGGGTAAGGGGAAGAAGGAAAGAAAGAAATGAGAAAATATAATTATTCAGAAATGGGCGCTATTTGGTGCGATCACGCCCGGGAAATAGTCGAAAATGGCGTTTTTATTGCCAATGATGGCATCAATTGGGATTTATGGGAACATAACGGGACTGTGTATAGTATTCCTGTCGAAGGCTCCGGCTGCGGTGCGTCTGTCTGGTGCGGCGTCAAAAACCTAAGACGGCACTTGTACGGGCTTATGCATATTTGCGGCCGTTCTTCTCTTATTCCGAGTTGCTGGGAAAATGTTAACGCTGATTTTTTGGCATCACTTGGTATTTGTTAAATAGGGGGGCGGTATTATGTCAAAAGCTAAAAGGAAAAAATTAGAACAGGCTGCGATTGAGATTTTAGCCGGGTCGATGGAATATATTGGAGAATATGACCAAATCTGCAAAGAAGCTGCAAACCTTACAGATTCGGAACTATTGAATTTTTTAGAAAAATATTATGATTTAGAGCAGTAAAAACGTTGCTCTTTTTCTGACGTCCTGCATCCGCTCCGGGCGGCGGTGGTTCGTGACCTGTGCCAGGACTTCACCGGGGCTTGTGTCCCGGTTTGATGCACATTGACAATTATATATAGTTGTATTGGATTCTATTTGGCGTTTTAACGGCTTTTAGCGTGATTCTGGTATATTTTATCGAAAGTACATAAAAACGTCTTAAATCTTCAAATATTGAATTAATAACAGGGATTGACGGCAGAGCACAACGGGGTTATTATTATTTTGTATAGCTGTACGGCTGTAAAAGGGAGATCGCATGAGTAAAGTAAAATACGTGTATCCATATAAAAACACTGGAAAATGGATTACGCAAATAAATTATAACAGCAAGAATTACACGCTTGGAATTTTCGCAAGCCCGGAGGAGGCCGCGCAAGTCCGCAAAGATGCGGAAACCGCAAAGAATAATGGCACGTTCCCGGAGTTCTTCACGAAGCTGCGCCCGGGTGCGCAGATCACAAACAGTAACATAAAACAATGCGCTGTCTGTGGGAAAGAGTTCGAGAGTCGTAACGGGCGACTTGTGTGCGGTCCGGAGTGTAAAAAAGAACGGCTGCGGACGTCTTACGCAAAAGCAAATTCCAAAACTGCTTATAAAAAAGACACTGTAAAACACAAATACTTGCATCTTAACAGCTTCGGGCGCTGGGAGGTCAATGTATACCGGGATGGCACAAAATATTACCTTGGCTCTTATTCTACCTTAGAGGACGCTTTAAGCGCTCGGGATAGTTTTACAGAATGCGTAGGAAGCTACGCAGAAAAAGCGAAAGAAATCCAATCAGGGGCGTTAGCGACACAAGCACAAAAATGGTGCACCGGGTACAAACACGCTCAAGAGTTCTATAACCTTAACGGGGATTTACTTGTCCCCTGCTCTTACGTTTGCCCGGACGGGTACAAGTTGGGACAATGGATACGCTCACAGCGCAGCGCCAGAAAGGGCAACTCATATGCCCAGATCACACCGGAACGAGTAGAAATGCTTGATAAAATAGGGATGGTTTGGGAAGCCAAGAAAATTAGAGATACTCAATTAATATAATTATATCAGATTAGAACAAGTGTTCAAAATTGGTGTTACCGGGCAATTCCTGCATCAATTGCATATACGCCGGAACTGGAAAATACCGGAAAAAAATCGCAGAAATCTGAAACTAATTCAGACCTGCGACTTTTTATGTTTGTGCATTTTGTATAGAATTTCCCATAACGTATCTCGGCAGGTCATAAATTTGTGCCAAAATAATATTGACAAGTTCCGCATCATATGACATCATGGTTTTATATAAAAGAAGGAGGTATAAATTATGTATCCTAAGCTTTACAGTTTTCGCGCAGATTTAGCCAAAGATCAAGAATGTTCTGCTAGTTTTATAAAATTTGCGGATATTGTACAAAAAGAATTGAACCAGGATGCCGATTTAATCAGCACAGCAAAACAGGTCAATATTGATTTTAGCAAAAAGGTGAAAGAAATTGTTGGCGATGAAGAAAATATCGATTTTTGTGGAAACAGATTAATGTTATTACTTCAGGAGTTGCCACGCTATCATACAATGGACGGGTTTGAATTTCAAGGAAAAATATACAACATCAGGATAGATTTATTAACATGGCGCTTTGAGTTGATAGGAACAAAATAATTCGTAGTACAAAGGATGACGTTGCGTCATCCTTTTTTATTTCATCACATTCAATTCATCTTTCCTCAAATTCCTCTTGCTTGCTATATTCGTAATCCTAGTTTGTCTTTTCTTCTGACTACTGGTTTCCTTATTTCTCCGCTTTGCAGATTCTTTGCTAATCGTTCCCATTCTTATTCCCTCCCAGTACTTCTTTTATGTTCTGGCTTCTCGAATTGAGATTGATAATCGGGACGCTCACATTCAATTCATCCGGCACTATCCCAACGATCACAACTTTTGTTGGCTCAATTACCTCAAGCATTTCTTTAAAATTCTCGCAAAATTCCATTCTGGCAGACTTAGACCGTACTCTCCCATTAGTGCAACATGATACCGTGCTTCTGTGTGGCGTTCCATCAAATATCCATGGCATTTCCTTTGGACTGATAATGTTTATGGATGGGATGATTTTAACGCCCATAACCGCCCAATAACAGCCTAAAGCATGGTTTCTGTACAGGTTGTAGATGTTCAACGCACTTGACATCCCGGAAGCAATTGTGAAATCTGGGCTGCAAACTGAATTGAAACATTTTAAGTGCTCAATGTACTGGTCAGGCTGATTCCATACCTGCAGAAAACTTTTGTCGTCAATGTAGAAATTCACCGTCAGGTCCTTGTGGCCTTTCAATGATCTGGATTTTGAAGACACAAAGTCAATCGACTTGCCCGGCAAGAAATCCACTTTTGGAAGCATTGGTATCTGAAACTGTCCATCAAGTTCTGCACCGGTTATCAGATATTCTTTCATCACATCATATGCGGTATGTATCACAACACCACCTCCATACAACCATATTAACATAATTTAGGTAACAAAAAAAGACCGCATTTCTGCCGTCTACATTGGTTTTACCTGCGTCTCACACACAAGTTTTCCTCCTATGGTTTTAATTCGAATATTTGTTCTTGTTCCTTACCTGTTCCCTAGCCTGTTCCCTCGAACTTTTAAGCACCTCTAAAAAGCACAAAAAGCCTTGATTTTACAAGGTTTTCGTTAGCAGCCAGTACGGGAATCGAACGTATTTTAAAACTGCTATCTTTCCTATAAAACCAATGCTTCTAACTTTTTACAGGGTGTTCCTTTTTGTTCCCTGGCTGTTCCCTCTCAAAAAATCTATCTTGATACTACCATAAATTCATCTATGCTGTCCATGATTTTCTGCTTTTTCTTGAGGTCCTTTCGGTCTCTGTGGTAGTAGTTCTCGGAACACGAAATATTTGTGTGACCCATCTGTGATGTGACCATCTGATTATCTATGCTGTGATCGAGTAATATTGTGCAATATGTTTTCCGTATTTTATGCGGTGATTTTTGAATACAGCCAGTTTTCTTACACACTGTTCTTAACCGGTTCCTGAACGAATAAGTATTTAATCGCTTTCCATCTTTGGAAAATATATATTCGCAGAACGCCGACATATTTCTAAGCTTCTGTAATATCCATATACACCCATGAGGAACCACTACATTTCTTACGCCTGCTTCTGTTTTCGGAAAGTCTTTTACTTCAAAAATGCCTTTATGGTTTTCAAAATGCCTTACTTCCGTTCTTCTGACTTTAATAGTACTGATATGTGGTAGCCAGTCATTCCATTTCAAAGCGCATAGCTCCCCAACTCTCAGACCGGTTACAAACATAAGCATGATGCCGAGATTTACCATATCCTGATTGTCTTTCAAGTAATCAATCATCCTGTCCATTTCAGCGTCGTTGAATACTTCTTCCGAATCTTCTTTGATATTTCTTTTGAAAGATTTATCGGTGACATCCAAGTCATAGAATAATTCCTGCACGTTCCAATCAATCAGCTTGTTGCGCTTTGCCCATTTTAGGGTACCTCTGGTAATTGTCTTAAGATTGCAGAAAGCTTTTGCGGTTAGATTGTGTTCGCTGATCTGTTCTTCCAGGAAGTTGCTGATATCCTCTGACTCAATGTTTTTAATTCTGCGTTCGCCCATGGTCCCAAAAAAACGATTAAAGTCCTGCTGATATCTCTGATAAGTTTGTATTGAAATCTTATTCAAATCAACCTTGCGCTGTGCCCATTCCTCGAACACACTCCTGATTTTTGGGTTCTCTGCTTTCTCACGGTGCGTCTTTACGATCAAGTCCTCTAAATCCTGCTTAGACCGACGTTTGAACATCTTCCGCTGTCCGGTTTCGTCATAAGTCATACGGATTTTCCAATATCCGTCAGATGCCTTCCATATGCTGTCCCTGTATTCTTTTAAAATTTCTTCCCTTTTATTCATTTCAACTTGCTCTTGTATGTGAGACAAATTGATGATACCATTCTCAATTGCATATTTCAAGTCGTCATTATTCATAAAAAATAAGGAGGAACCGGGATATCCTTTTGCTGGCCAGCGGCTCCTCGTTCCTCCTTTCTTTCACACATAATCAAAAATATTCATCTGTCCTTCCGGCATATCATCTTCGAGATTGAAGAATTTGCAAGCAATAAAATTTCCATGCCAGTCCCGATCGCCGCCGTACATCAGACATTTTCCTCTCTTTCCGTCCCTATAAAATCTGCACTCAGAACAATTGTGCTGATACGCAGTTCCGCCGGAACGTTTATACATTTCACTTATTGTTCTCATTTCTTTTCCTTTCAAAGGCTTAAATTCTCAAAGCTGCTCTTCTTTTTGTTCCTGTTCTTCTTTTAAAAATCCTTTTCATTACACATTCCGTCGGTAGGCATCCTCTCATGTGATCATTGATAAGGATGTAATCACAAGTTCCATATGATAACCCTCCAGAATTATTCTTTGAAAAATAATCACAATGCTTACATTGCTTTTCTTTTAAATTCTGAATTTCTCTGAAAGACATTTCGCCCCATGGTTTAACAGCTATTTTCACTCTCTTTACCTCACATTCCTTGTACCATCTTCATTTTCAAATGTTGTGCTATATGTTCTCTGACAGATTCCTCTGGAAATGGGATTTCAAGTGACCGTTCCAGAATCCTGTTTGTGATTCTCTCGTCATATTTCAGTTCTGATATCTGACAGTTGCTCGTGAATATAGTGATTTTCCTGTCGACATACCGCCCGTTGATAATGCTATAGAATCTTTCATTAATCCAGTCTTTGCCAGAATCAGCGCCGAAATCGTCAATGATAAGGATTTCTGTTCTGGACAAATCCTCTATCAGCTTTCCTTCTGCGTTTTCTCTACTTCCCCATGTGTTCTTGATCTCATCGAGGATTCTGAGGGATGTGGTGAATTTGACTGGTTTCTGGTATTTCTTCATGATTTCATTCGCCAAGCTGCATACTGTTTTGGTTTTGCCAGAACCTTTTGCATTTGAGAAAAGATATAAACCTATTCCATTCTTCTTCATATCAGGAAGATTTTTAAACCAGTAATTTACCGCCTGAGCCGCCTGAGAAAATACTTTTCGGCTCTCGGTGTTCAAATATACACTTGACTTCAAATCGTTGAAATTTGAGCCTTTAAACACGTTTGGAAGCTCTGCGAATTTCAATTGATTTTCAAGGATTATTCTTTTCCTGATTCCGCAAGGGCATTCCTCACAATAGGGAATACCACTTGCATCTCTTACCCATCTCCACCCACTGTCCCCGCACTCAGGGCATTCAAGCGAACGGGGTATCTGATTCTTCTCCGTTCCATTCTCCAAGTGGGACGAGTGGTTCGACATTTCTTTGAGTTGTGTCAGTTCCATTTCGCATATCCTCCCTGTTGTGGTATTTGTTTTCGAGTATCTTTAAGAAGTTGTTCGGTTTCACAAACCATTCAAAATTTATCATAAAATCAGTTTTCTTTCCCATAAGAAAGTCACTGTTTTGTACGTTCCTCAGAGCTTCCATTACCTTATCCATGCCATATTCTCGGATTCTTGCTTTCAGCATTTGCGTTCGCCTTGCTGTCATTCTTGCGATTGGCTGAATACCGAACTGCTGAAGCTTATTCCATTCGTCAACTACTTTCTGCACGTCACCGGGCTTGACTAAATCTTTTTCGCAAGAAATCTGCTCTGGGATCTCCGGCATACGCTCTTCCTCTGATAATTCTTTCTGGCGTTTTCTATGCTCTGCGACCCGTTTTCTGGTCTGCTCTCTGATTTTTTCAAGCCCGTCAATATTCTGATGCTCTTCCCATCCGGGAATTGAAAGTAATGTTCCATCTCTGGTTATCATGCCGAACTTTTCAAGAATTGTAAGTGCAAGTTCGATCACACTTTCATCAAAGTCCAGCTCGTCAGCTAGCATTTTATTTGTATATGGAATATTCTCTGTCAGAAAAATAATCCCGTTTGAATTACAACGCCCTGCCATCGTCAGGAGCATCATCCAGATCAATACAATATTATTTCCCTCTGGAAGTTTTCTGATATGCCGGATTTTTTTGTTGTCAAACATATCAATTTCTAATCGAATCCAACTCACCTTTGTCATTTAGCCACCTTCCCGTCTGGTAAGGACATTTCCACCCTTACCGCATTGATTTTCGGATGAATTTCTCCATTAAGAGTCCATCCAATTTTTTGTGTGATTTTCACAGGTATCATCTTCCTCTATCAGGATACCTTTGCGGTCACACAGTCCGTTGTCGTTTTCAATACAAGTTTTGCATGTTTTATCTGCCATAATTCCTGCCTTTTTTAGAATAAATAAACTAAAAGTGTCACATAATGTATAATTTGGTCTGCCATGTAACTTATCTTGTTGTATCGTGCCTTTAAAGGGTCAATTACTATATGCATAGCCATTACAAAAGCAAGTTTCCATGAGCACCCGAACACTATGTAAAAAGGAACTGAATAAAGAAGGCAATGAACCAGTAAGTGATACCAGTTTTCTCCTTTAGTTTTTGCGATAAAATCGTTTTGAAGAACATAATCTCCGATCAAGTGGCATATTATCAGTTTGTATATTATTTCTATCATTTTTCCTCACTCCAATCTAATTTCTGTCCACACCTGTTACAATAATTATTCATGCCAACATACGCATGATGCACCATGCTAGAACGAAACATATCTTCTGGACTATCGCTGTTACACCCAGAATCTACATCAATATCCGAAAACTCAATAATATGCAGTCCGCATGACGGGCATATGCAGGCGTACAGGTTTACATCACGATGAAAGTCATATCCAACATCTTCGTACAAAACTTTCATTGGAATCTGCTTTTTTAATGCCTTAACTGCAACCATTCTAACTTCATGCGTACATTTACCACCATAAGCCGTGCTATCATAGCTTAATTCTTTTAATGCTTCTTCTGGTTTCATATTAATCCTCCACTCCAAACATTTTTCTCAAATTATGTTGATAACCTTTTGCCATCTTTTCGAGGTTTTTATAACATGGCCTCAGTGTGCATTTTTCTTTATATCCATCGCATTTAGTACCGAATAAGATATAGTTTCTACATATTCCATCTTGGCTAGCGCAACATTTATTCATTTTTCATCACATCCAATTTCTTCTCTGCTGCATGTTAGTTCTCCTCTTCATCATCAATCTCAACAATTTTTAAGTCTGCAAAATCGCAACACATCGCAAACCCATCAATCATTTTCTTTTTAACACCAAACACTTCCATAATGTAAGAATTATCCTCCATGATTTTTATTACATCTGATTTTTTGACATATTCAGCCATTCTTCATCTCCTCCAGTTTCTTTACCGTTTTCCTGTAATCTCTGTTTGCAGACCGAAACATCATCAGAAGTATTTCAGATACAGGCCTCGCTCTGTTGGCTCGTTTGGCTTTCTTGGCACATATAAGTTCGTTTCCTTCTGGGACATATATTCCTACATGATACGGGATTTTCAAAGATACTGTTGCAGCTAATTCCCCTGGCATAACCAAATAATTGTAATCTCCAATGAAATTCAATCCATGGCCAGATTTGAAATCTTCAATAGATGACTTGATTTCATAGCAATAGCAATCACCTTTTTCTATCCCGGAAACACTATTGTTCACTGGAACAAATTTCATATAGTCCACTCTAACTGCATGGTTTGTAGAATAATCAAACGTCACCTCTTTTGCCCAGTAGATACGAGGATCGTTGTTCGGATTGATTTTCTTTTCAATCATGGTTGATAATTCTGCCGTAATCTCAGGCCTTGTCATTCTTCATCTCCTCCAACTTATTCACAGCTTCTTCACGGGTGAGGAATACGGTTTTGCCAAGTTCATTATAATAATTGCAAAATAGCATAAATTGCAGATTGTTTTCTACGATATAAAATTTCTTTTCAGAATCACAATCGCAGTTACAATTATAATTCTCACAATCAATAACTGTTTCTCCAAAATTACTACATTCCGTATATTTATAAGTTATTCGATACACTTTTTTAAATAAATCATCTGGCAATCTCACAAGCAATCCCTGTTCTTCTAAGTATTCATAAGTGGCAAGCTTTTTAATCATATTCTCTACTGTTTTGCAATTTCCTGCACCCTGTGAGCAGCTATCACAATATTCACCACACTCAAACTCTCGTTTTTCGTTATATGTGATACTATCATCTTCCCGTTTTGTTAATCTCTCCATCTCTTTCACCTCTTATCGCTTGTTTTTTATCGCTCGTTTTTATCGCTTGTTTCTGTAATTTCTCTCAAACAGGCATTCCAACCAATCTTGAAAAGTGGCTCGAAATCTCCAAGTTTCCGGTCTTTCTCGTTATCGAATTTCTTTGGCAGTGGTTTCAATGGACACCATTCAGGTCTTGATTTGCTTTCGCAATCATAATGTTCTTCTGTCATCAGAATTTCATTACAGCCTAAGCATTCAGCTAATTCACACAAACCCTCATATTCAAGTTCACTGCAGTATGAAATTCCGAACGGGCAATCATAGCAATTCTCTGGTGTATCTATCACTAACGCTGATTTACTCATATGTTTCACTTCCTCTCAGCATCAGGCTCGAAGTATTATACCCCGGACAAGTCCTGACTCCGTTTCTGGTATCTCTTAGCAGGACGCAGTACGGATATAATGCCATGACCTCATAGACGCGTTCTGTGGCATCTTCACCGCACTGGTCGATGTATTTGAAGCACTTTCCCGGTCTAAGAAAATATCTTGCACATACATATGCTTTTGTTCCAAATCTTACGCTTGCACTACTCATTTGTTTCCTCCTGTAATAATTCTTTATTGTCGAAAATGTTCCCAACCACTTCATAATGTTCAAGATCAAACTCACCAAGATATTCTCTATCCATGCTACCAGTTTCGTGCGCTACCCATCCGGCAACACCCCATTCAACAGTTTCATATGCCACATCCTCTGGGTAAGATTCGTCCAAATGAGCCATCAAAATATCATTTTCCCAGATTTTATTCCCATATCTGTCGCAAAGTCCTGTGAACTGGCAAAGAGTTTCTGGAATGATTTCATAATTGTTTTGTCTGCATGATTCTGAATTTACAATACTATAAATAAAGTATAATCCATGTTTACGAACTACATATCCTTCAACCCATTCACCATTATCAATCCGCTTTGCCTTGAAAAGATTTTCTCTCATTCGTTTTCACCTTCCTACACATACCACACCCAAATCGGATTAACATCCATTTTTGGTGCGTTGCATTTTTTTCTAATTCTTTTATGCTTTTTAGCATTTTTCTCGATATAGCCGTTTCGTGTTTTAATCCCTCTTTTTATATCCCTGTATGCTTCCATTATTGGACTGTATGCCTGTTCAACAATATATCCGCATCTTTCGCACGATCCGTGGCGTTCAACTATTCCAAAATAGTCCTCTGAGAAACTAATATATTCATAATCATTTGATCCACAAATATGGCAATTCATTCAACTCCACCGCCTTTCAATCATTTACTATAAAATTAGCAATACATATCACACATGCTATAATATTAAGTGTCATAACATCCCACTTCTGATTGATTATTCCATCCATATCTTAGAATCAATATAAATAACAATCAGATCTTCTTCGAGTGCAGTAATCTGTGTGACTGTGTTTTCTTTTATCTCTTCAAAAGCGTCTTTTGTATAGTATCCACAATTTCTGTTTGTAGAAAATATAAGTTCACAGTCGTGCTCTCCTCTGACTTCTACCATTGTTTTCTTATCTATAATGTCCAATAACTGCTTTACTGTCATGTTTAGCCCTCCTTATATGGTTTTGGCAAGTACATCCATGCAATAACTTCACCACCTATACATTCTCCATTCCATTCACCATAGTCATTAATGGACGCTGTCTTTAACCATTTTCCGTACATTCCACAAAAACCACTATATTTAACAGTTGCAATTACATCTTTATGCTTCTCCGGCAATCTCTCACTGACCGGAATCCAGTCAGTAGATAACCGCTCAATAACTTTCTTCTGCTCATCTTCCGATTTACAGTGTATTACAATGTCGTAGGTATCATCGTATGCACTAAATGTGCCGTCTTCGTTCTGTACAAATTCCATTACATCACTCATACTTCCACCTCACTATCCTCTGGCATCTGGAATATCATTTTTTTCATAAAATCTTTTCTAATAGTTTTTGCAATTAATGTATTATCTTTTCCCCTCTGAGATTCACTGGCCGATTTGCAGACATCAGGAAGAAGAATTTCATTTAATTTTGCATCTGCATAGGCTTCCTGAATCATATACAGCACTTTCATGGCTTTTTCTCTGGTGGAATATTCTCCGAGTAAATAACTGCATCCAGTGATATATGATGTTACAACTGTTTTTGTAGTCCCTTCTGCAATTTCGATACCAGCTGATACATTAAAATTAACTAATACCTCTTTATTCTGACTTCTGATTAACATTTCGCGTCCTCCTTATCCTCATAATTCATCACAATTGTAATTACCTGCACCAGAACTTTCTGAATCTGATCGTAAATGTGATGATCGTCAGTTCCAAAATGAGAGTTCAGCCTTGCGCCTTCCTTGCCTTTTCTGTAGCAATCTTCCATAAAATCAATGTTGTATATATCATCTTCCTTGATGATTTCGCCATTGTTTCTCCATTCGGCAATCATTGTTTCTTCAACCAATGAATTTACAACATCGTCTGAATCCTCATCCCCGTTCAGACATTCTACGCAACGGTCAATAAATCCTAACTTGTCAACGTACATATACGCTTTTGCCGTTCCAGATGTATACTCTTTGAATGCCTGCTCAACCTGTTCTTTGAAGTCCTCTGGCAGGTTGAAAATATCTACTTCCAGTCCTCTTGGAAAATTTATTATGTAGCTTCTCATTCCATCCTCACTTTCCCCATGTAAGTAGCTGACGCACTATCAATTTAGATTTACGTTCATTTTTCTTGCCATGGCTTCTATAACTGTCACTGTTACGCCGTTTCCTGCCTGCTTGTATAACTGGCTGTCAGAATTTACAAACTGTGCTTTTTCAAAATAATCATCAGACCAACCTTGTAGCCGAAAACATTCTTTCGGTGTCAGTTTCCTGATTGCTATGTAGCACTGATATTTTTCATACCAGACTGCATATACAATTAATTCATCGGAAACTTTCACGAATATTCCTTGATTGCAGCTTGTATCTAAGGTATTTGCAATTTCTTTTCCAACTCTTCCGCGTCTGGTTTTACTACCTAGGACTGATAAATTCACTGCATCAATGCCGACTCTGCACTCTGAATATCCCTGTTTAGTTGCTTCTGCCACTTTTACCGCAAGCCGATTATCCTTCTGGACTGTAGACAATGTATTTGCAATTCCATCTTCTCTGATTTCATTAGCAAGAAAATCATGTCTGGAAATATCAAGTTTGCCGCTTTCGTAATCTTTGCGAATTTCTTTTCCATATTCTGTGCGAACATTTCTCAGTATCCCGATTGGTTCAACGGCTACGCCATGTCTGTCTTGACTTGTAAGCGTAAACATTGGCTCACCATCCTCTTTAAACCGTCTACCATTCTGACGTTTTTCTGCACGATCTGGTGTGAGAACTGGAATTGCAATCTTCGGATTGTTGTCGTGTCCTGCCGAATGGCATTTTGCAATACCATCAGTCGAAAGAATTTTGCCGTCCTGAGATGAGTTTATTTCACCGATAATTTTTATAGATACTTTGGGTTCTGTGTTTCCTCCCGGCTTCGTACTAATTGTTGGTGCTAATCCATCGCCACTATAAACTCTATCTCGCTGTGAATTTCTACCATTAAGACATCCAAAAAGATTTAACGAAACACTATTTTTTTCGTCTGTTCCTTCGATAGGAAATACTTTTGAGGTACTTCTTCCTCTAAGATGTCCGATAATAAAACATCTTTCCCGGTTTTGTGGCACTCCGAAATCTTTGGAGTTGAGCACCTGCCATTCTGCATCATACCCTCCCTGCTCCATTTCAATGAGCAATCTGGCGAAATCCCATCCTCCATTAACACTAAGCAGATTTTTAACGTTCTCAATGAAAAGGTAAGTGGGTTTATCTTCTTCTTTGAGCTGTCCGACAAGGTACATAACTCTGAAAAACAGGCTTGAACGGTTTCCTTGAAATCCGGCTTGCTTTCCTGCAACGGATATGTCCTGGCAAGGGAATCCGAAACACCAGCAGTCGGCTTTTGGAATGTCTCTGGCATACACTCTTCTAATGTCATTTGCATACCATTCTCCATTTCTGTATTCCTCCTTTAATATTTCTTTCTGTCTTTTCTTGATAGGAATATCTCCCAATGTCTTTCGCTGCTCGTCTGTCAGCAAGTGCATTGAGATATAACTCGCAGTCGCAAATTTATCAAACTCGCAAAACCCTACGCACTCATGCCCTGCCAATTCCATTCCTTTGCGAAAACCTCCGATTCCGGCAAAAAAATCTATGAATTTCATTTTTATCCATTCCCCTCATTTTCTCCAAACCCAAATTCCTTGTTAATATCAAAAGAATCAAATTCAATCTGCAAACCCATTTCTTCCTTAATTTCCTTGTATGCTGATTCAACGCCGATTTCCTCAACATATCTTTCGGCTTCGGTAATCTTATCAATGAAATTCTGGTTTGCTTTCTTGAATCCTCATGCTTTCTTGATTGCAATAACAGAAATTAAAATATTTGCCACAGCAATATAATCTTCTGCTTTCCACAGCTTTTCCTGAAATTCTTTAACTGTCTGTTCTCTAATCTCCTGTTCTTTTGAATCCAAATACGCTTTAAGAGATTCGATTCTTACGCCAGTCTGCCTGGAAGCCTGCTCCATTGTAAAACCAGTTATGTTAAGTGGCGCCGGGATTAAGCTTCTTTGATTTTTTGGCTTTTTAATCTTCAGTTTTCCCACTGACAGCCCTCCTTATGTTCTGAGTCAGAATGTCAAATTCCATCAACATCCTACGATCATTCTTGTTTGAGTATGCGATTGTTTGCTGCCCATCATATATGACCGCATATCTTCCGTTAATGTCATATGCCCCGCTGATTGCCTGCGATATCTGACTTCTTGTCTTTCCTGTCAATTCTGATATTTCAGCAAGCGTCAGCTCCCCGATATACTTTGAACCGTCGTATACGTCATACAGTTTCATGTTTCTTTACTCCTATCAGTTCGTATGTCCTGTGCGAACCAGTTCCGTGAAATACAATCAGTCCATCGTCCTCGAACTGCCTTAGATGCCTTTGAACAGCGCTCATACTGATATCTAGTTCCTCAGATATCTTCTTGGTTGTTGGAGTCCCTTTGTGAGACATTGCGTATTTACGGATGAAATAATAAATATCCTTACGGTTCTGCATCCATTGCATGTGTTTTTGATACCGTAATGCGTCCATATTCACGATTCCTTTACAAAAAATCTTCTATGCTTATCTGACTGTTTTCCTCAAAAACAAGCATTTCTTCTTTTGCTCTCTTAAAGAAATTTCTATCAATTTCAAATCCGAAAGCATTTCTTCCTATTTCATGTGCAGCTCTTAACGTTGTCCCGCTTCCGCAACATGGGTCTATTACTACATCTCCGGGATCAGTAAACGTTTCAATCAATCTTTTTAAAAGTTTGACTGGCTTTTGTGCCGGATGAATTTTAGGAATATCTTTTCCATCTTTCTCCCAATCGAACCAGTTAAAAACCATGTGCCCTGTACCTCTGATTGTTTTTCCATTTTCGTCAGTCTGAACGCCGTTCCTAAACTTAGGAAGCCTGTCTCTGTAAAACAATAATGCGTATTCCGTAGCTCCAACCACACGCATATTTGCTTTTAATACTTGAGGGCTGTAATTTTTTATGAAAACAAGTGGGATATAATGTACAAAACCATGTTTTTCAGCAGCTTTAATCAATGTTTGTGTTTGTTCAAACGAGCAAAATACAATCATGCATGGAGAATTGCTACTTCTTCCTCTTGGCACAGGTGTTGTATCTTCTTTTTTTAACATTCTTGAACAAAAGTGAAAGTATTCATATAAGTTAAAATTAAAATCTGAATTAAAGGCAACTTTTCCTGCTAGTTTACTTTCACCATTTTTATTATCCCCCCCTACATACCACATAGGGTTGCTCCCGTAAAAATTATTCGCTACATTATACGGAACATCAGCTATAACGAGCTGTGCTCTTGGAATTGCATATTTCTTGTAATTTTGCATTGAGTCTCTGTATATTTCACATTTTAATTTCATATTTCAAAGAAGCCCGGTGCACCCTTACGTCACATGAAGGCAAGCTCCTTTCATTTTTTATTCGTACGTTTTCTCATCAATCAAGTTCTGAAACCTTTCAAAAGCCCGGATTGATACTTTATTATTCTGCTTCTCTGGTTTCAGTGAAACTTGCAAGTGTGTATCTATGATGTGTGAAAGTTCTCTGGCGAGGGATTTTTTGCCCTGCTTCAAACCATCGTAATAACCTTTTGCCAGTCTGTACTCATCAATCTGTTTCTTTCCTGCTCCCTGAGAGCCACCAGTCTTATTTCTAAGCTGATATCCCTGATCTGCAAGCCATTTGATGTAAAACTGTTCGGCTCTATCAAGGCTAGCTTCGGAAAAATTCTCACAGATCACTGTCCATCCGTAGGGATTGTTTTCTGAATATAAGCCATGTTTCTTAAGGCTCAAATCAATGTGTTGCTGATGTCCTGCACTGTGCTGGCACAATCTGGTGAGTATATGTTTTGCCTGCCCTGCATACCCAAACTTGAATCCGTCTTCATCAACTCTGCGTAAAATATAGACTCCCGAATTATCATTCAAATTTGGATTGAGCTTGAGCCATCTCTTTCGGTTCTCGGCTTCAATCGCCTTAGCTTTTACAAAATTTTTATAGTTACTATTCAAAGACTTATCACCTCGATTCATTTTCAGTGTGCCTTTGATACCATTATGATACCACTTCGATACCTGTATTGCAAGATAAAAATGATACCACTTTGGTATCTGATTGACACCGACAGGCAAAAATGCTACAATATTCTAAAAAACAAGGGAGGGATTTCACATGACCGTCAAGTCTGATAAGACCAGAACTAACATCACGTTCCCGATACAGCTTAAAGAACAGCTTGAGCAGATTGCCAAGCAGGAGAACAGGAGTTTTAATAATCTGGTCATTACTGTTCTCCAAGATTTTGTAAAAAGTGCCGATAAATAGTCGGTGCTTTTTTTAATTACCTGTTATTCTCTCTATCATCCTCTATAGCTTTCCCAAGGCAAGCCATAACCGGTCCTGACTCAAGTAAGCATTCTCTTTCTCTGGTATTTTTACCATCATTTGAGCGCCAATCGCCAACAATGTATAGACTTGCATTCGCACTTAAAATGTCTGTGTCCATATCCCAATATTTAATGTGGATTTCGTATGCCACATTTGCAGAGATCACATATCTGTAAATGCCTTTGGTGACTTCTTTCCAGTCTTTTAAATTTGCTGATACCATGCTTAATCCTCCACAAATGGTGGTTTCTCATCCTCGAAGAAACTTTCGTAATCAAACCATTCATCTTTAATGAAATTTCCAATAATTTTCACTGAATGTCCAAGTCCTTTCGTAGCAACTCTAACATGCTTTCCTTTCATTTCTATCAGGTCATCTACGCCAACAACGTCCATGATTCTCATAATCGCTTCAAGCCCTGCCTTTGAACCTTTAAAGTTTTCCGAGCCAAGGTAACCATGTCCTAAAACATATCCTCCGAATACAACTCCCCATCCGCCGCCAGAAAGAGTGAGGTCAAGGGTGAGTACTCCGTGATCTTTAAAATTCAATGATACATTTGTAATTTCAGCATTTCTTAATCTGTTTCCGTCGTTAATAAGTTCTTCTTCTGTCCACTGTTTCATTTTGTTTCCTCCCTGTATGGTTCGTGAATCTCAATTTAACTATTCTTGCAAAAATCGCATTCAGTATTGCATTTTTTCCACTCATCTGAATATTCTTCGTACCCATCTGCTCCGTTCAAATACTTGTATGCAAGCACATTCATACATCTTTCGCAGGCCGTAGAAAAAACAACAAGTGCTTCCTGTAATGTATAATCTCCGCTGTTTACCATTGCCATTATGACATCTTGATTTCCACCTCCAATACTTGTATGAAAGTCAATAAGTGGTGTAGTATCCGTTCCATAATCCCATTTTCTTCCCCATGGCTGCCACCACTTTCTTGTTTGGCTAGACCCACAATTAGTGCATATATGGCCTTTCAATCCCTTTATCAGACCTGTATCCTTTTTCCAATATTTCCGTTTGTGCTTGCACGCTTCTTTCTCAGCTTTGCCATGCACTACATAAACGTGTTCTGTTATTTGTAACGGAAAGCAGGAATGGTACGTTCTCGCTCCTTCTGGTGCTTCACATGCCAAATCATCTTCTGACTTAATTAAATTTCCGTTTTCATCCTCATACCAAATTCCCAACTTTAATTTTGATTTATCAATTTCCATTTTTTCTCCTTTCAAAACGGACATAAATTCAAATCAACATCCAGTCCCGGTCTTGCGATCTGCACCAGAACATCATTTCCGGCAACGTCCTGTATCTCTTTCTGCATCACTTCCGGGTCTCCCCATCCCTCTGACAGGTGGCACAGCGTTATGGTTCTGAGCGAAGCGGTCTTGTTCACTCGGATAATCTCTTTTACAGTAGATAAGCTGCTATGCCCCCGGATGGAGTGTTCAAACTTAAATGAATCCTGCTCCGGCGATTCGTCAAGATGATTACATTCTATAAGGAAGTGATTTATTCTCATGTTCTTGAATGTGAACGGCAAATATGAGAAGTCTGTCGCATATATCAGCCGTCCGCATTCTTTGTGAGATATCAAGTATGCAAAGTTTGGTGTCTTGTCGTGCGGGACGTAGAAAGGCGTTGCCCGGAATGAACCTATGTCCTTCGATTTCTTTTCTGGTAAGCCAATCATCAGCTCACCAGAGATTGTGTTTACACTCTTAACTGTCTCGTCATTGGTGTAAATCTGAATACCGGACTGCATTAGATTCTGAAACGATTTCAGGTGATCTCCGTGTCCATGTGTCAGTAGACATCCCGAAACATCTGATATTCTGTAACAAATTCCTTTCAAAATCTCTGGGTATTTGCATCCACAATCCAGAAGTAAGATTTCGCCAGATTCAGATTTAAGCGCATAGCAGTTTCCCGGCTGACTACCTGTATTTATTACTCGCATGAACATTTTGCATCACCTCACTTTCCTTATTTACAAAATAACTGTTCTAATATTGTTTTTGACTGTTCAATTGTTTCCTGCATATCATCATAAGAATATGGGATTTTTTCTTGAAGTTTTTCTAATTCTGCATAAGAAACTGAAAACAGGCAATCATGGAGCAGTTTAAATTCTTTCAAAGTCATTTGAATATTTATTGTTTTATCCCAATCTATTTCCGATTTTAATATCTTCATGCTTCCCCATCCTTTGGAAATCTAAATATCGCATCACCCATGCCGACAAATCTTCTATCAAGCATATCAAGTGCATCCTGTAACTTATCCTGTGTCGAGTACATTGCCATCACATATGGGCTTTGCTGTATTCCTCCGGCAAATACCGCCTGTATGTAGTTGTCCGAAACAAGTAACGCTGTCATTTCATACGGAAGATTGTTTTTTCCATCCTGCGATATAATCCTCATAGTTCTCGCCTCGTTTTTTTGAAATAGTCTTTTACCGGCTCATAGTGCGGGCAGTTTTCACACCGCCCGATACAAACCATATATTTCCCAAATTTTCCTGAGTCGCACCGATCAAAATTGATACAGTCGAAGTGCATCATATGTGATCACATCTCTTCTGGCTTCATAAAATCTGGAATCTCTGTTTCCTGTTTGTCTGCTGCCGGAACTGTTTCTTTCTCGGCAGTTTTTACGACTTCTGCGACTGTTGGCTGTTTGGGCTGTTCTTCGATTGCCGCTGGCTCGTCTGGGATAAATTCTTCTGCATTGGCGTTCTGCTCGATTTCATAAGCAACTTCATGTTCAATAATGTCCTGCTTTGGAATTTCTTCTGTAGCTTCCTCGACTTCCTGAACGAAAACATCACCATGACTATTGATAATCTGTTTTAATGCACGATTGATAACAGTTTTCTTTGCCATCTGGTCAGTAAACTTCTGGTGTGTTCCATTGCCGTTTTCCTTGTAACCATAGCCCTGTGACCAAGACTGTTTGATCTGCTTTATGTTCATTACTTCCAGATGTTTTGTTCCATCTTCCATCAGAACCACTGCATATGCCCCAAGAATCTTATCGTTGTCAATGTTCATAAAATCCTGTTCATGAGAATCCAGAACTTTGTTTCCATCTTCGATATGATATTTGAACTTATCACCATCGTAGATGATCTCGGCATGGATATCTTTCATACCATATCTTCTGGCGATTGTAATGTTCCCGAAGTAAGACCTCTGAAACTGGCACTGACCGGAATAGGCAATGAAATAACCCTGTTTTTTCTGCACCGAAAGTCCGAGTGTTGCCATGTTCATAAGGCTGTTTGCAATGCTTGTAGCTGTGCAAGATTCCAGAACTGGCTTATTATTTCTGTCTTTTGTTTCTTTCAGAGTCAGATATGCCCCCATGAGTGCATTACTGAGGTTGTAGTCTTTTGGGAATGAAAGACCGTATTTGCATTTTTCTTCAAGCTGCTTAACCAATCCATCAATGAATGAGTTGTTGATTACGATTGCTGCCTGCTGTTCTCCTGCTGTTGCTAACTGTGTTTTATTTGCCATAACAATTCTCCTTTTCTATTAATCGCAATAAGTTCTATTGCAAAATGGACATCCTGTAATTAATTCCTTTGATGCTCTCTCAATAGAAATTCCTTGCCGTTCTTTTCCGCTTCTTGTTCGTCCTTTTTCGGAATAGATATTCTGCCCGCAACTGAAGCATTTTCCATTACGTGGTGCAAAATGCGGATAACCTTTTTCCGTACAATATTTTTCCTGTGCTTTTGCTGCTTTTGAAATGTCATAAGTTTCTGCCATTTTTATTCTCCTTTTCTATATTTTTATATATTTGCCAACACGCTATTTGCGTGATTGTATCGTTTCTTACCTGTGCTATTTTGTAGGATTCCAAGCGCACTGAACTCTGGAATCAGAGCGTATTTTCTGTTTTGTACCCATGTAAATTTATAGGTCTGTCAAACCTCAAATATTAAATTTGCATGGATTCTAGTGAGTGAACACGTTCCTCACTTTGCAGGTGCAAAATCACCTGTAGCTTGATTAAGCTAAAATTATCTGTTATGCTATTAGCAAATATAGTTTGCTCTATATTTTGTGTGGAGCAGCTAGGCTGTCGCCAAACAAGTTCCTAGCTGTTCCACTTTTCTCAAATTTCCGTTACCGTCATATCCCCCTCAGAAACTTTCAAGAATATCAACTGCGCATCTGCCTTAATGCCTGACAGACTGCTGTTATCCAGTTCTGCTGCACAGTCAACGAAAATCGGATAGCTCACGCCATAAAACTTCTGCAAGCCGTCCATGATGGCAATTTTTCCTTTCATCATCAGGGCTGTATTGGCATTCCCGACCAGTTTCTTCCAGTTGCCGTCCTTGTCCTGCACGTACCAGATGCAAGCGTCTACTACTTCGCCATTCTTCTGCGTATCGAATAGTTTCACTTTAACCCCGTCAAAATACTGGTTTACCGAATCTTCAAGGGCTGTATTCTTCGCCATACTCAGTGATTTCAGCTCGTCCAGAATCATCTGTGCATCAGCCTTGCTCTGTCCGTACTGTTTCTGACTTTCCTGAAGCTTCTCGATCTGTTCGTCAATTCTGACATTGTTGTTGGCTTCTCCGATTTTCTGGTTGACTACTGCCAGTTCCTGCTTCTTGCCAGATAACTGCTCTGAAAGCTGTTTCTTCGTTTCTTCGCCATCGTCCAGAGAATTAAGCTCCTGCTGTTTCTCTTTGATTGATGCAAGAATCTGCTGATATTCGGCATTTCCTGAGAAGTCTGGTTCTTTCGGTATGGCTTCCAGATTCTTGTTTTCTGCGTCCAGAGAAGTTTTGATCTGTTCTAATTCATCTGTCAGTTTGGAAATCTCAGATGTGAGGGTTTCTTCTTGCTTATGCGCTTCTTTCATATCGACAGACGCTTTGTTTCCAACCTGAATAACTTCATCAATTTTGCGTTTCTTGTCCTGTTCCCATTCTTCCTTAGCCTTTAACTGCTGATTGATTCTTTCCTGCTTTTTCTGTTCAAATCTGCTCTTTAACTGCTCAATCTGCTCTGGCGGAAGATTCTGACCGCAAGTCGGGCAAATGGTATCTGCGTCCTTAAATGTCTCGGATTTAATGCTTTCCAGAACTGTGTTGTCCCATTCTGTGTCTTTGATTTTGGGATACCGTGTTCTGGCGTTCTGTAATTTTTCAAGAAGATCTTTTTTCTGTGCTCTCAGGCTCTCTAATGCAGAAGTCTTTCTATTCAACTCTGATGTTTTGATATTCCTGTCTAATTCAAGAGTGCTAACTTTATTGCAAACCGATGATTTCTGCTCTAACAAGTTCGCTTTAGCCTTTGAGTCTATCTCTAACAGTTTGGTTCTTAACCCTGCCAGTTCTGCTTTAATCTCTCCGGCTTTCTCGTTGCCTGCCTGCGCAATCTGTTTTTCAAGGTCAGAAAGCTGTTCCTGCAAAGCGTTCTTCTGCAATTCCAATTCGGCAACATCAGTGTCAACCTTTGACTGCTCCATGCCGATAATCTGGTTTGGAATGGCTTTCAACTGTTCTTCTGCCTTTTTCAGCGTTGCGCTGTTCATGGCTTTGATTTCGTCTGCCTTATAAGTTTCCAGAAGCGGTACCAACTCGGCACAGTCTGGAACCGTCTTGGCAATCTCTAAATCTGATTTCCCGGCACCGTCTGACATGGAAAACAGAATTTTTCTGGCATCTGCATCTTTCAGGTCTGTGAAGATTTCCATGTGAGACAGCATAAGGAAATTATCAAAGTCAAACCCACGTTCTTTCAAATCGGCTTTGAAGTCTCTTTCAGCTTTCGGAACGCCGTTGATTTCGTACTTGTTTGATAATGCAACCTTTCCCGGTTTTCCGTCCTTTGGCTTACTTTCTGTGCGCTTCTGGAACTTTGCTACGCTTACCGGCTTCCCATCAATTACAAGGTCAATATCAACTCTTGGCAGACATTCTCTACCATCATCGGGTCTGATATCCGGGTTGCTCTTTAAACTGTAGTCCTTGTCACAGAACACCCACATAAAGGCATCTGCCAGTGTGGTTTTCCCGCATCCGTTCTTCCCAGAAACAATTGCTCTGTGTCCGAACCCTATTTTCTTTTCTGACTGGCCTTTAAAATCGGTCAATCTAATTTCTCTTACTTCGATTTTCTTCATATTACAAAATCTCCAATCTTTTTACTGATACCTCCAACGCGGTTAACCATGATTGACTCTGGTCCGACCACAGTTCCCGGCTTTGAAATCTTCCGCAGAGTTTGATTTTTGCTCCCTTTTTCAGATTTTCTACGGCATCTGCGTTTTCCTCCCAGCATAAACAACTGATTGCGTCTGATCTGGTATATCCGGCTTTCTTCTTTCTGTTTACTGCCAGAAGTATTCTTGCCAACTTCCTGTCATTGTTTGTGCCAATCATCTTTATTGTTGGTTTTTTAATCAGATATCCAGTCAAATAGACTTCGTTCGCATCGTGTTCTTCCAGTCTTTCAAGATACTGAATGTCCATTGCTCTTACATACGCCACAAGGCTTTTCTTGCCATCTTCCCGGACTGTACGGCTTCGCATTTCACCATATACACTAGCAATCAACTCTGTTTCTCTTGAAATCATGTATTCTGGTACAATAATTGGAAGAATGTCATAGGATGCATTCTTTCTGAATATTGTCATTCTTCCCTCGTACATCTTGGTTCCACCGTATTCTTCATGTGAGAATACGAACCCCGCCGGAATGTCACCTGATAAAAGCACTTGGTTCTCATCTCGCATCTTCATTTCCTAAATCACCTTCTTCATTCAACAGCAATAATGTCTCCACAAGAACTGCTGCCTGCTTCAAAACAATGTTACTGAGTTTCTTGTTTCTTGCTTCGAGTTTTGCGTTTTCCGCTTCCAGATCACAAATAATCTCGCTTGCAAGTGGTTTCTGTTCGTTGGATGTGTGTGTTTTTGACATAAAAAATGCCCTCCTAATTATTTATTTGATAAATACAGGAAGGTGTGTTATACTTGTCCTGTATTTAACTTAGCCAAATTAAGTTAGATACGCGGCTCCATGTGGTATGTCGGTACCTGTGGAGCCAACTTTTATTCTGAGTCGAGACCTAACATTGCGATACATAATTTCTTGTCGATGATTATGCTCTCGCCAGAGTTGAGGTATGCTTTGAACGCCTTTAGTCTGCCAACTAATTCGGCGTATTCCTCGGCTACGGTCTCTGCTCTGAAATCCATCTTATTTTCTTTCTTCATTGCAATCCCCCTCACAATACGGGCATTTGTTGTCCATCAAAATTTTGTTTAAATGGTCAGTTACTTTCTTCACATTTTCTCCCTGCTGGCAACCGCCCTCTACAATGCTGTACATATCAAACTCTCTTAATGATTCTTTCTTATATATGTTGATGTGCAAGCTGCATCCGATCTTGTAGTTTGCAAAATGAAATGCTACCGTTCTGCCGGTTTCTTTCTGAACTCTCCTGCACAACTGGTACAGTTCATCTACGGTCTTATCAAATTCATTTATCTTCATCGAAAAGCCCTCCAAGTAAATCATCAAATAATGTTTTTACAACTTCTTTGATTTTTTCTTTTTGAATAGTTTTAAATTCTTCTTCGTTCATCAGTCCGATTTTGACCGCTTCGTTAATCTGCTGTTTTGCGGATTCTTCTGTTTCACTTCCGTTCATGATAACTTCTTTGATTCCACGAACGATAACAGCTAAGTCAGCTATTAATTCTGCTTTACTGCCTTTAAGTGTGATTTCTCCCATTTTTGTCTCAATCATCTCTCTTTTCCGTTACTGAAAACTTATAAAAAGTTATAAACTTCTATGTTTCATTCCTACTTCAACGAGTATGCTTTTGATGATATAAATATCAATCTACTCACAA